AATGAATATAGTATTGAAACTTACTTCGCAAATATTGAAGGAAGACAAGGAGATATTTGCATTGCACCTACAGAAGTAGGTGAAGAACAATTAAAAGAAGCACTGGAAGAAATTGCTCAAATGGTTTATCGTAAGATATTGCATTGGGGAAATTTCTGGTCAGTAAAAAAAGCTTTTTGTAAATATTCTTATGGATATGCTACAACAGCTTACAAAGCTCAGGGGAGTACATATGATACAGTTTATGTTGACTTGGAAGATATTATGACAACAGGACCGTTAACTCCTAAGAGAAAGCTTCAAACGATTTACACCGCTTTAACTAGAGCCAGAAAAGATGTTTGGTTCTTAAAATCTTAATAATGAACATTGAAGAATATATCAATCAAGACTCCCCACGTAGGGGAGTCAAAGTTGATTTGAAAGATGAAGATTATGTAGTTTGGTTTTCATGGCCGGAGTTTGATACTTCAGAATGTGAACGTAGATTTTATAATATTAAAGTCAATGCTTATCCTGAGTACACATATTTACTTAAAGGAGAAAGTGGTGTTTTATGGTCAACAGATTCTGATGGGAACCCAAAGAGTCCAAGTGTATTTTATATTGAAAAATTAAAACAAAATGGCAAAGACTAATCATTTTATAGCTAAAGTAGAAGATTCTATTAATGGCTATGATTTAATCGGAGAAGTTTACACAGATGCGAACACTCCAAAGCAAGCTGAAAAAGCTTTTAAAAAAGATCCTTTTATTAAAAGGCATCTTGGTAATAAGAGATACAAAATTTCATTTCGCCAAAATGCTATTCTAATACAAGATTCAGAATGATAACTAAAGCTCAAAAAGTTGCAATATTTGAAGCTTGGAATTATTGTGATGAAGAAGATAAAAGCACTGAATTCATGTTTCAATATATGTCAGATGTTTCAAAAGTTGATTATGATGATATAGTAGATTATATCTGTACAGATGAATCTACAGAAGAAAGGAGTGCTTATAATAAGAAAACTTATGGAAATGGAGAATAAACCATTTACCGCTAATTCTGCAAGTCAATGGAATAAGAAAGACTTTTCAGATAAGGTGGCTTTAATCGATGCTGACTTTTTTAAGTATATTGTAACCTCAAGAGTTTACAAAGACCTTGAAAACGGTTATAAGAGAGATCAGGCTTTAGTAGAAAAACACATAGAAGATGCTTTATATGATTCCATATTTAGCAATTTTGATGCTAAAGCTTTTGTATTTTGTTTCTCAGCTCCTACAGGAAAAGTGTTCCGTAGTTCAATAGCTCAAGAAAAGAAATACAAGGGTAGCAGAGCCAAGCGTGATGATCCTAATGATTATGAAGGTAAGTACAAAGACATGATATATGTTGCTGAATATGTTGAACGCAAATATGGAATGTTAATGTTCGCAGATTTAGAAGCTGATGATATCTTATCTATGCTTCAAGATCCACATAAGACTTTCATTTATTCTAAGGATAAGGATTTAATGCAAGTTACCGGATATCATTATGACATGAATAGTCGTAATTTGACATACACTACAGAAGAAGAAGGATTTTTTATGTTGATCAAACAAATTCTAACTGGAGATACAGTAGATGAAATTCCAGGATTGTTTGGTTTTGGTAAAGCAGCTTTAGCAAAATTCTGTAGAGAGCATGAAGGACTTCCTAACGAAAGTAAATTGATTGGGGCAATCAAACAATATACTGACAAGCATGGCCTATTAATAGGAATGGATATGTTTGTAGAAATGTGGAGTTTAATATCTATGAAAATTAATCGGGGCGATTACTTACGAGAAAAATACTCTAAAGGTTTTGCTTTGATTGAAAACCTTTTAAATGGAGAGAGCTAATATAAGAGATCTATTCTTTCTAACTAATGACGAGCAACCAGAACTGGAGATGCCGAATATGTTTCAATGTTGGAACATATTCAAGCATCATCCAAATTTGTCATTTACCACAATCAGAGATTTCAACACGTATAAATATTGTGCTGTACTTAGTTCCTGTTATGATGGAATAGATAGACAAACTTTGTTCAGTTTTTCAAATTTCTCATTTGATACTGAACAACAAGCTGGAGAAGCTATGAAATCCGTAGTCTCCGAGATCAAAAGAAAGATAACCATCGAATGTAATTAGATTATGAAAAAATGTAATGCTTGTGAATTATATCCAGCAATAAAAGGAAAAAATAAATGTAAAAGTTGCATAGGAATAATTAATCATATTAAAGAACAGAATTTAAAACAAAATTTCACTGAATGTTCTAAGTGTGAAACACTATTTCCAAAAGGAACTGAATGTCCAGTATGTAGATTTTAATTAACCCCTTAAAACAAATTCATGGGAACAAATCAAGAAGAAGTACAGGAAATTACTGTATTAACAGAAGAACAGATTAATCAACTTCCAGACACGGTTAAGAAAAATGTAGTTTTTCTAACCGAAGAAGCTCGTCCTAAAGAGCTGATGAAATTAAATCCATTAGCTACAGAGCTATTGAATTTAAGAGATAAAGTATCTAAATTAGAATTGAAACGTGATGACAAAAATAATATCACTAAAGAATCTATTGATGCTTATAAAGAGTTGAAAGCTGAACAACGTACTTTCAATGGTAAGCTTACAGCTACAGCTAAAATACTTCAAAAACCTTATCAGGATATCAATAAGGGATTCTTAGAAATTAAGAAAACTTTCAAGGAAGAATCTGATAAAGTCAAAGATGAAGCTGAAAAAATATTTGCTGATTACGAAACTGAGAAAGCTAAGAAAGCTGCAGAAAAACAAGCCAAGAAAGATGCTGAAATGAACGCTAAAATTGAAGCGGCCAATGAGCAGACAGCTGAGATTACAACAACAATGAAAAAATCGAATGCTATCAATGCGATAAAATATGATCGTATTAAAGATGGCATTTCTTCATTAGTAACTAAATCTATACTGGATGCAAATGAGCAAGCTTTATTTAGATTGAAAGCTCAACTTGCTCAACATACTATAGAGAGTGTTTCTGAAGGAGTGGAAAATAAAGATTTACTTACTCCAGAAGATTTAGAATCACTTCAGAAAATATTAGATGAAGCAAAGCAAGATGGTATCAGATTGATTGATGATAAGATTGATCAGTATGAAAATAATCGTCAAGCAATGATTAAAGAAAATGCTCCTGGTCCAGTTCCACCACCTCCAGTTGGAGATGGATATATGAGTGGAGTAGAAAATCCGGAACAAGCATTTTCTAATTCTAGCGATATAGAACAATCATTTTCACATGAAGCTTTACCGGTAAACCTAAGATGGAAAACTAACGGAGAGTTTGTAGATAAGATAAAATCTATGGTAACAGCTTTAGAGTTTGCTGTAGATATGAGATTGAAAGAATTTAAAGATCCTTCAATCTTAGAATTGAAAAATCGTTTTAACCAATTTAATTCTTAACATATGATTACATTACAATTCCCCAAACTGGAAACTGCGCTTTCCAAAAACAAAAAATCAATGACTGATGATGATCCTCGAAAGGGGATTATTGTCATACAAAACAATGCTATTGTATTTTCAGAAGATTTCTGTTTAGTGATAGACTTGTATGAGTATTTCACCATTGATTGTATGATTAATGATGATGGAGAACTCGCTGAATTAAAGCGTATTCTTTATTACATGAATGAAAAAGTATTCAGTGCAGAGTATTGGGCTGAACTTACTAAAGGAGCCAATATGCAAATGTCTAACGGAATGTTAGCTATTGAAACTCCAAAGTATGCTAAAGACTTACACTACAAGCATATTGATGTAAGTTTAGTAGCACCATTAAAGCAATTAATAGATACTGGTAAATCTACAAATGCTATGGTACCAAATATTTCATTACCATTTTCAGCTATTAATTCTATCTATTCTATTTTAAAGACTGACTTCAAAACTGATCATATCATTTTTGAATTCCTTTCTCAGAACAGAAACGTAAAGTTTACTTTCAAAAATAGAAAGCATGTTTATGGATTTATAATTCCAGATTATGATTCAGCAGTAGAGAGCTGGAAGTTCCATACGTGGGAAAACTTTATTAGCAATAAAGATGTATTTGACCTTTATCAAAAAGAGAAGGAAAAATCGGTACCACCACCACCTATAACATCTATGGAAGTGGTTGAAGATGATGAACCTGAAAACACTTTATTCGATGCAGCAAAAGAGTAGAGATATGAATGACTACGAAATGTACTTTACCTGGTACATGGAAGAGTTAATTCAACACGGCTATTTAAAAAGCTATCAATGGGAACCAGAGAAGATTATTATTCTTCCGGACTACGTTCATAAACGTGAGAAACATTATAAGGTAAGACCTAACGAGTTAGAGAACTTCACTTTATTACCGAAAGCTACATATACTTATGACTTTAGAATGATTTGGAATGAAAGTGCTATAGATATTTTCACCAATCTATTTGATAAGAAAAGTCATTTTCCTTTCGGTATTCCAACGTTTGTTTCTCATTACGTCAAAATTAATGACGAGTTAGAAATAGCTTCTTATGTGGATATAAAGCCACATTCTACAGCTGCAGCTTTTAGTGGATCTATGGCATCTTATTTCACTTTTCCTTTCGTGCAGAAAATATTATTAGCAACCAGAGGATTGTATATAAATAAGATTGTACCTATTCCTTCAGGAAAAAAAGGAATAGCTAATTGTCTTTTTAATAAAACGTTTACTCCTAATCGGTATAAAATGACTGATGGCGGTGGACAGAAAAGAACAATCAAATTTCCTACGACACCAATTGTTTCATACGCAAAAAGACAAAGAGGAATCATTGATGATCTAAGGTCTAAATCCAGTCAACAAACGCTTCTATGATGAAAATAGCATGGCGAAAAGTGGTACCAAATATGACCACAAGAAATGCAAAGAAATTGGCTTTAAAAATGTATGCCTCCAATTGTGGAGGCATCATTTTAACTAAAGAGCCATTTGAATATTTAAGAATTTTAAGAACATACGGAATATCAGCAAGTGCTAAACCTATTCTTAGAGATAAGAAGCTTGTTGGTTATAAATTCGTTCAAACATTTTAATAATGAAAGTAGAAATTAAATTAGCCCCAGGAGTACAAGCACCAACCTATGAAAGCGAAGGTGCTGCAGGAATGGATATCAGATCCAATGAAACTATTTCAATGCCACCTAACAGTAGAAGATTAGTAAAGACAGGAATGTTTTTAAGCATATCTAAAGGATATGAAGCTCAAATTCGCCCACGTTCAGGGATGGCTTACAAACAAGGTATTACTGTTTTAAATGCACCAGGCACCATTGACAGCGATTATCGCGGAGAAGTTGGAGTCATACTACACAACACTTCTAATATTGGAGTGCTTATCTCTAAAGGAGATCGTATTGCTCAAATGGTATTTGCGAAATGTGAACAAGCAGAGTTTGTAACCGTAGAATCTTTAGAAGAAACCGAAAGAGGTACTGGAGGTTTTGGATCAACAGGAAAATAATGACAACTTTAGAAAAGAACACTCCCCACTTTTGCAAAGCCAAAATAAGCAATGGCTTTATCGTAACAGTTTGTGATCAACAATGTAAACAATGCAATTCTATAGAACATGGAGAAACAAATTAAATTACCTTATCAAGAGTATGTTGAGATGCAGGAAACCATTAAGAACCTCAACAGAAAAATGAATACTGCGATCATGCATGAAGGCAATATGATCATTGATAATCGGGCAACACCTTCCTATGATGGAGTAAAATTGCTTCCAAAAATATCAGGTAAGATTCCAGAAGCTTTTACAAAATACAGTGAAGAATTTGAAAAGCAATCAGCACGTATTGCAGAGATCTATAATTCTTCCAGAGAAGCTGAATTGGCTTTAGATAGAAAGCATCAAAAGCTAGATGATCAATTAGATAAGAAACATTATTATAAAGATCTTTTTATTGGTATGGTTTTCTTTTGGATCACTTCTATGTATTTAGTTTTTGAATTTTTTGTATAAAATTTAACTAATCTGAACGCTATAGTAAATAAAGGGCGTTTGGACATAATGACTAAAATAAATCAGATATATGAAAACACCATTTTTAGACGAAATGATAAAGGAATTAGGTGGCTATGAAGGAGCTGACCAATCCTACTTATCAAAAACAGGAAAACAAAAACTTAAGGAGTTTGAAGCAATAAAAGAGCAATTGGAGTTAACCGCAGTTGTGCAGGCGAAGCCAGAAAAAGATGTGTTCGAAAAGCTACATTCTTATGAAGGACCGATACCATACGGAAAATGCTACAAATGTGGTAAAGAAAAATGGGAACACGACTTTTGAGCAGTTTTAAGCAAACGCCACATCTTATAATCATTTGCGTACTGATCGGTTCTGTCAGATGTAGTTTTAAACCACGTTGCTTAAAATTGTGCCCAACTACGCAGTATAACCGCAGTAAAAAAAATAGGGCGTGGCTTTGAAAAAGCCAAATGAGTATGAGTGAGTATTAACCTAAAAATAGAAATAATGAAGAAAATATTTAAATATGAATTGAGCATTAAGGAAAAACAAGAAATTGAATTACCGTTAAATGCTGAAATTATTAGAGTTGATGATGTTGAAGGTAGGTTTTTCCTGTGGGCAATGGTTGATGTACAGATTGAAAGCGAACCAGAAGTAGAATTTGAAAAAAGATTCCTTGAATTTTATAAGACTGGACAACCAATTAAAACTCCAAGTGAAAACTTAAAATATATTGGTTTTTGTAAATTATTTATTATGCAGGAATTAGGATTATATGTATTTGAAAATATATCAAAATGAAATACGGAACACTACCAAAGTATATAGGTCAACACGAAATTATATGTGATGAAATGCTATTTTATCAATATTTGCCTATTAAACTAAAAGATGGAATTGAGCCAATAATGGAAGAAAGGTTAAAGCCTTTTAAAGATTTGGTTGGAAATATATGTTGTGATTTCGTTGGAGAATTTGGACTTGATCGTTTTATTAATAGCTATGTTTACTTAACTGCTAAGAAAATGTATCAAATGCCGGGATGCTCTTTTAATAGAGAAGGATATCATTCAGATGGATTTATGACTGATGATATAAATTATGTATGGTGCGATAAAAACCCAACTATCTTTAACTTTTCTCCTTTTAATCTAACTTTGGATGATAAAGTTTCTATGAAAGAAATGGAAGAACAAGCTAATCCAGAAGCTATTGAAATATACCCTGAAAATAGTTTATTACGATTAGATCAGTTTCAAATTCATAAAGTTTCCGAAATCACAAAGTTAGTTCTAAGGACTTTTATTAAAGTTTCTTTTAGCTCAGATGTTTATGATTTAAAAGGTAATTCAAAAAACTATCTTATCGATTATGATTGGGAAATGAGGGATCGTTCTATTACCAGAAATATTCCACAAAAAATAAACTAAAAAACAAACAAAATGAAAAACCTAACCTTAACACTATTATTAATTTTACCATTATCACTAGCAGCTCAATCGGATGTTTACGCCTCTTTTGAGTTTGATCCAAACAAAGCATTTAGTATTATTGATAATCCCAGAACCGAAATGGATCACAACGGATTAGACTTTGATTTTGAAATTGGAGCAAGAGGAAATAAAATAGGAATGTATATTTTTTACGGTCGCTTCGAGAATGCTAACTATCAAAATTACGGTGTAGGATTAGATTACTATCTTGCAAAAGGTTATCGCTATGATATTGGAGTAGGTGCAAACATTCACAATATAATGAGGCATCAAACAATTGGAAATGCATCTAACATGGCTTGGGCAACTTATTTAGGTTGGTCGGTTCGTAGTAGATATACTTATTGGATATTACCTAAAATTGGAGTATCCGGAGTAATTCAATATACTAGAAGACCTGATATTAATGTAGGTGGAATAGTAGAGGGTAGAGTTGGAGTTGTGGTTAAAGTGGGGCGGTAGGATGGCGTGGCTTTGAAAAATCCAAATGAGTATGAGTAAGAATACTAACAATTAAAATAATAATTATGAAATTAATATCAATGACAGACTTTGTAGAGAAAATCAGGAAAGAATCAAATGTTTCTCCATTTAATGATGAACAAAAAGAAATGGATAATGCTGAATTATATAAGATATTTAATTATGCTCATTTCCTAAAACAACCACTAAAACTTGAAATGTTTGTGCCATGTGATGAGAAAGGTAATGTTTTGGAAAAGCCTAAGGATTATCAAAAATATATTAAACATAATTTTTACGCTTCTAAAGTTTGTAAAACCTATCAAGAAGCCAAAGAAAAAGTGTTGTTTGAAAGTTTTGAAATTGACCTTGAAGAAGGGTGTGGATTTCCTTTTTTAAATAATCACCCACCTTTTTTCTTTTCAATAGACAATAAATGGGATATTTCTTCTTGTTTTAAAATAATAGAAGATTTGGAAGGCTATAATATTCAATTAACAAATACAGCACTAAAACAATTAGGACTTGAAACAAGTATGAACGTCAGCGCCATTTAAAAAATTGCGGTTATGCGCAGTTGGCTACTTTGTTTTGCAAACGTATCTCGTTAATACTTAAAGCGTACAGATCGGCTTATTTTCGGATTACGATTAACACAATGCAAAATATTGTTGCCAACTACGCTGTATAAGAGCAGAGCCTTTTAAAAACTAACAAAATTAAAAACTATAAACATTAACAGCTTCTTGATTGAAGCCCTAAAATTAAAATTATGACTGAATTTAAAGATTACTTAGTAGAATGTAACAATCCTAAATCCTTCGATGAAACTATACAACAACTTGGAAAAGCTGTGTTACATCAAAATCACAAAGGTGAATATGAAAAACACGAAGGTTATTATTTGATGAGAATAATAGGAGATCCTGGTTATGTAAAATTTGCTATACAAAATCAAGGATATGGTAGAATTATAAAAGAAGCTGAAACGCCAAATTCTTAAAAAACGGAATCTAAGCTTTGCTCTTATACGCAGTTCTTTACAGTTGTGGTGTACGCTAAAAATCTTAAGACAAATGTGCTATGGTGCGTTAGACTCATTCAGCACCACTATTGTATAGAACTACGCGGGTTAACAAATGAGCCTTTGAAACGAAATTACCTTATTGAAAACGAATTATAAACCGCTTCTTATTGGAGCAGAAAAAATCATAATATGGATATTTTAATACAAATGAAAAAACAATCTTTAAAGAATTATGAAAAAGATTTAGAGAAGAATCTAGGAGAATTTTATGATGCTTGTGAAGATAATGATGAAGAAAAAATGCTGAAAGTTGCTAAAAAAGGAGCAGGTATAAAAATGATGATTGATTATTTAAAAAAAGATCTTAAAGAAGCGGAAAACTCTAATTATTAGAAATTTATACGAGCTTTTTTGTTAACCGCAGTTCTTGCCAGTTTTTTGCAAACGTATTATTCTGAATATCTCCCGCGCACAAATCGGTTATTATTCGGATAAGTTGGATCTTAAAGCAAAATATTGGCTGGAACTCGGAATAAGCGCAACTTTTTCCTAAATAACTGCGTTTATTTTGACAAAAAAAAGCCATCTCGTAGGGAGATGGCTTTAATCTAGAAAACTAAATTGACAGTTAGTAAGAATAGCATTGCTAATATACTAAAACAATTCAGATATAAAATTATTTGTAGATTGAATTGCCGGAGGAATCATTTTATTAGAAAGTTTTGGGTGATTTATATAGTAATTTGCATCTCCAAATAGATTAGTTGCTAAATTACTACTTAATGCAGCACCCGCAAATCCAATTACAGTACTCATAGCCATGCCTCTAAGACCGCTATCAAGTTTAGCTCTTTCTTCTTTAGAAAGCTTATTACGATATTCAACGAATCCACTCGGATCGTTTACCACCTCTCTTACCATATTACCGACAGCTCTAAGGCTACCAATTGTTTCTTGTCCGTAAATATTGACATCTTTTTTAGCAAACCTATCTTGTATCATTGTAGGTATAAATTTGCTAAACTGCATCATCATATTACCCCAAGAATACATCTGCACAGCTCTCTGATCAGTAGGTTGATAACCTCTTCCATGTGATTGCTTCACTTTATCTTCTAATTGAACAAGCAATTCATTATCAACTTCAGACTCACCTTTTTTATAATTTCCTTCATCGTCAAACTTGTTCAATATATCTTCATTTAATAGACCTATCATATGAACACGTTGAATCCACTCTTCACTTTTAGTCATTGGCATAAGCGCCAGTTCGGAAAACACTTTATCTAAACCATTTTGTTTTTCGATATTCACTTCATCGTAAACATTTATGTCCATGAAATTCAAATTCTTCATTATTCTAGACATACGCTTATGACGATTCAAGACTCCTTCAATTCCACCTTCAAAACCTTTATCTAACCCCCAATATTTCAGCTCTCCATTTATCCAAGTCTTACCACCAACATCTTTAATGTTATGGTATTTCCCCACTGCAATATTTCCTAAGACATATAATCCACCTGTATTTTTATTCGCTTGATATCCAAGCGCATAAAATAAGTTGAGGTTAGTAAGTGTTCTAATCACTTTATCAGTCTTTTCACCCAATAGAGAAGTTTGCCTTTTACCTCTGGTAAAGTAATCTTTCCATACTGTTTGAACATGTTCATTCATATATTGAAAGTTATTATCTCTATTGAATGCAAGCACTCCATCAATATAGCTTTGCAACTTCTCCATTCCTTTAAACTTACTGTTTCCATTGACAAATAAAGTAGCGTGAACATAATCACTCAAAGCTTTATTTAAGTCCATAGAAGGCAGTTCTTCCGCAGTAACAGAACGGTTATTGGTAAATCTATTTATAGCGCCAAAACCTAAAGCTGTTTCAATTCCAACTCTATCATATTTGATAGGAGTTCCATCTTCATTTTTTCCTTCCTTCAGTAACTTTAAAGCTTTCTTTTTAAGATTACGATATTCTACGATTTTACCAATATCGTTTTTGTACTTATCTTGACCTGAATACCTTTTAAAGCTATCTTCAATTTGTCTAAAACTCATAAGTTTCTCTTCTCCATATTCATCCTTGAAATTCATTTTAACATCACTCAAAGCTTCATTTTCAGATCTGGAGTTCGCCATTAATCCTAATAAACCTCTAGCTGAAAATTTTTCAAGTCTTGTCATAGAAGTATGAGGAATATAATCTTCTTTCCTTTTTTCGATTACTTTGGCCGGCATCAACTCACTGGTTGTTTTTTTGAAAACATTGTAAAAATCATTTTCAGCTTTAGATATTTCACCTCTAGCAAAAGCCGCGGCGATATCTTCTTTTGACTTTAATTTAAAATCGTAAGTGATATTACCTTTTTTATCTTCAACACGCTGACGTACTACTAAATTACCATACAGTTTATCGTAAACATTTTGAGCACCGATACCAAAGAAATCTTTCAGTCTAAAGATTACATTTTTCAAACTTCTATTGGTACCATAACCAAGACGATCTTTATATAAAGCATCAGTAGCTTTATTAATTTCAGTCATGTACTTACGTTTTTCTCCAATGAAAGTTTTGTATTCTTTCTCTAAAATTCTAGCCATTGCTTGTGCTGAAGGATGATTTGATGGAATTGTAGATCCTGTCATCATATAAGCTTGTAATCTATTTACATCTTTACCATCATATCCCTTTCCTTCTGTTCCATCTTTCCATAGTTCAGATTGGCTAATCGCTAAACGACTAGCCAATTCTTGTACTATTGGAGTAATAACAATTGAGTAAGCATACACATCTTTATTTCCATGGTCCTGATATAATTCCATAAGATCTTCTTCAGATAGATTTGGAATATTAGGAACCAATTCTTGAGCAATTCTATTAGCTTCTTTTTTGCTTTTAAGGTATTGCTCATACATTCCAGTTCTAGTAGAATTAGGAACAAGCGAATTAAACTCCATTGATCTCTCATACTCTTGCTGAGTGAGCGCTTGTTCTTTTCTGAACAATGGGATATCAAAATCCTCTCTGGCATCCATTCCGGAAACCACAGAAGATTTTGTCATTTTATCTTTCAGCCTATTTGCTCTATCCTGATAACTCAAATTTGCTTCAACCAATCCTTCTACATTTTTTTTCTTACTATAGTCTGGAGTAGTTTTATAAGGGCTATAAGTATTGGCAATATCTTCAATCATTGCGATATCTATCTCAGGATTGTAGATACGAGATTTTTTACCATTACGAGTATTCTCATTATAAGAAAGTGTATTTGGTATATGGCGTATTTTTTCAGCAGCCATTTTCAATACCTCAACATTTCTACGTCCTGAATCATTGATAGCTTGTAATTGCATAATCTCTCTAGCATCAAACTGAGGAAGCTCATATAAAGCTGTTTTTCCTTGTTGACGAACATTGATATACATTGGTTGCCAATTCTCAGTAATAGCTTTCTGGATAGCTTTATTCTGTATTATTTGACGAATCACATCGTTAGTAGCTCTAAAGTCTGTTTGGGATTTTAAATAAACTTTAGGGAAACTATTATTCTTAGACATTGATTGTTTCAATGCTATTATAGTTTCCAATTTATCTGTAATCTCTTTAGGAACTTTAGCTACATTCTTATTGACAGCATCTTCATTTGAAGCATAGCTAATCCAATCACTTGTTTCACGGCCAAAGAATGGAGCCATAGACCTTTTATCTTTCCAGCCATGTTGAACCATGTCATAAAGAATAAGATCATCTTGAAGGCTTGTAGGGAGTTCTTCGAATTCTTCTTGAATTCGAGTTCTCTCTTCAGCAGTAAAGCTTTCATCTACCATAGAACTACTTGCTGAGATGTATTGATTATCTCCAGATAAGTTCATGTTCAAAGCTTTTCTAAAAAGAACACTATTATGAAACCTTGAAACTGTTTTGCTAGGATCATCAACATTCTCTTCTTGAGCCATTTTTAAATCATTCACAAATTCAGTCATTTTCTTAAAGATAGAAGTTTCACTTTTTTCATTAAGTAAATCCTGAACGTATGCTTTAGAAATGTTGTTCAAGCCTATAAGTCTGGAAGTATTGAACTTTAATAAATCTTTAGATATGTTCTCTATTTCCATTGTACTCAACTCCCCACCTAATTTACGTGTTAATGCTTCCAGCACCTTTTTAGTAGCCGGACGATAAACAGGATTTAGTTTCTCAGAATGTTTTAATGCTTCTTCAGCAGTTCTAAGATATTGTTGAATATCAGGGTTTTTACCAAATTCTGAATTGAAAGTAAGATGCTCACTTTCTTTTAGAGTTTTAGAGAAGTCTTGAATCTGTTGGTTCAGAACAAATGGATTAACGTGAATCTTATTGTGCCCGGACATGATAGCAGATATCTTTTGTAAATCTCCATTTACTTGAGATAGATTAATCAACGTTTCAAGTATTGCTGGTTGTTGACTTTTATCTTTGATGTTCTCTATATTGATTTTAAGATCTACATTTTTAGGTCTCTTTTTGAATCCTAATTTTTGATACACATCATTGATAAGTGCAGATGTTTTTTTGCTAGAATGAAACAAACTACTATTATTTCTATTTGCTTCACTCCATGCTTTAGCTGCATCTGAGTTCAAGATTAAAGCCGTATCTTCTAAAGACACTCCTAAGTTGATTAGAAGTGTAGCTTGAGCCATATTGTGTTCATCAAAACCAAAAGCATCAGCATAACCATGTTTGGCGTTATCCAATATGATGTTAGCTAATACAGCAGATTGTTGGTTTCTTGATAAATCTCCACTTACAGTATCTCTAAAAGTATTGTACTTGTTATTACCGATTACGAATCCTTTTTTCAAAGGAGTTTCGTAAGCGGCTAATAAGTTTGCAATCTTATGTAGATTAAAAATCTTTCCAATATTACGTTTAGAAACCATAGTATTACTATAATCTTGTCTACGTTGCTCTGGAGAGAAAGGAGCTTTATCTTTTGCAGATTGAGAAAATACTGATTGTACTTTTTCTAAAGCTGGCTGAGCTACTTTTTTAATATCCATTTTAGTTTGGATTTGTTCAGCCATTTTAGGAGATAACCAATATTGAGTAAGCTTATCAAATGCTTTGTTCCAATCAGCGTATTCTTTTTTATCACCTCTTTTTTGAATGAATAAAGAATCTCCATCATTATCAGAACCAATGATTTCATTAAATTCTCCGGGAACCATTACCTGATTACCATCAGAACTTTCATCAAACCCTATTACTTCAAATACTCCAGTAGAAGATGGACCATGACCAGGAACACGAGAAGCCATTACAGTTTCACCTTTAACGTAAAACCCTATTGGAACACCACTTTTATTATTGACAGCACCCATGAATTTTTCATAGTTGTCTTGATTACCGGTTTCTTGGAAAGCTCTTCTTTTAGCTTTTCTAACTGTAAGGCTTTTTAAAGCATCTAATTCTTGTTCTTTAGTAAAGTCATTCTTATAACTTTTACGTATTCTATCAAGTTCAGATTTATGAGTGTACCGAGTTACATCTTCTCTGGCTTCAGCTTCCTGAGCCATGTGCTTAGGTAAAATCATATGTGCAGGACTAAGACTACCATCTATGTTCTTCTCATAACCTAATAAAGTAGGTACAGATGAAACAGTAGCATTTAGATTATATCCTGTATCTGGTTTTTGATGTGCATTTGTTCCGGGCGTTTTAAGCTTGTTTCCGGCACGCAAAATCATTTTAGCTAATTGGTTAACGGCAATCTCATTTACGTAAGGGTGTGCCACAGAACCAAGCTTATCTTCAAGAATATGACGCTGAGCCTGATCCATATCTTCTTTGTTCAGCTCTCTATCAATAATTTCCTTGTACTTATCAATTTGACCACTAGCAAGATCTTTAGATATCACATCTAAAGCTTTCATTTTTTGATCAGAAAGATGTTGTTGGATTTCAATAGCTAAATCCATTTCTCCATTTAGTGCAGCATTAACCATTATAGAATTAACCATTTGCACAGGAGTATTTGAAGATTTAGTAATCTTATCCATTACTTGTTGAGGTCCGAAGTTATAAGTTTCAAGACCTACGAAATTTCCTTTATCATCATAATAAAGATCATCTTGCATTTTATCTACATGAGACCAATCTTGTTTTAATGAAGATGGGGCCATTCTTTGACCTTCTTCAGTGTATTCCATAGTATCATCATTGTAGAATTTTTGCTTAGCAAAATTCGACTTATCAGAAGATTGAGGCATAGCAATAATCAAATGGTTAGGAGTACCATCATTATAATTGTCTGAAGGTAATTGACCATATTGCTTTTCATGCCATTGGTTATACTTATCCATTCTGGCTTTCATCATAGGGTAAGCCCAATGATTTTCATCTACGATAGTAGTATATCCTTTTAAGTAACCAAGCTTTCCTTCAAAATTAGGATTGTTCTTTTCAATATGAGAGTTCAATAGTTTGAAACCATTATTCATATCAAATACACCTTGACCTACTTTTTGCAATTTTTCAGCTTGTTCTTTAAGAATGTACATTCCTGAATCACTTCCGGCAATAGATCCATTTACAATTTCATCAGCAAAGAATAAAAATTCACTTTTGAATTCAGGATTTTTTATAGATAATATTGGAGAAGAATTAGCTTTCATTCTTTTTAAGATTCCTTTTCCAGTTACACCAGGAAGGAATACATCAGCCACATTAAGACCATGAACAATATTGTTCATCACGTATTCACCAACCATCTTTTTACCTTCTTTATTCAGAATGTAATTTCCATTTCCTTTATCCCGGATATAAGGTTTTAATGATTTTACATTAGACAACTCATTCAAGTTATCTTCTATAAATTTCACTTCATTTTGCATTGCTTCAATAATACTTTTCTTGAAAGCTGCCTTATTATTTGTAACGCTATTATCAGGAAACATAGCACTGGCAAGATTGAAAGCATTGTTCAATATTTTACCATCAGTTTGCCAATGTCCATTTTCGTCAAATACTTGATCGTATTTAATACGGTTCATGTTCATAAAGAACTTTCTAGGTGAATCTGAAAATGTTCCCATATTACCTAAGTATTGACGTAATCTTTTACCGTTATCTCCAGTTGAAGTATTTAAAAAAGTAAGTAGATCTTCAACACCTTGTTCTAAAGCTGTACTGTTTTTAAATAAACTACTTTTCTTATTGTCGATATCTTCAAGTCCATGATATTGACTTATTTGAGGTATCTGGCCATTTTGGAAGTTGTTGTAAATGTTTACAAGGAACTCATTATTATGATAAGCTTTATTATCTCTGTTTTCGAAAATAGAATCTTTGAATTCTTTATTGAAAGCAGCTTCAGATACACGAGAACCTTTTTTGTCTTTCAACAAAAATGTTCTCATTTTTTTAATATCATTCTTATCTATTTGAGGAAATTGTTCTTGAAGTGTAGTTTCTGAAGGAACTCTTTTAATTCCATTAGGATCTACAGCTTTATAGATTTTACTCAATGAAGCTTCTCCCATAGCTGTAGTAGATTTTCTCTTTTTGAATTTACTACCGGTATGAGAATACCTATCCATGAATTGATCTAATGTAGGTTTACCAGCTCCATCTTGTCCATGAAGATATTCAACCATATTATCAATCTCATTTGTCATGTGATTGTTAGCAATTCTGGATTGCTCCATATTACCTTCAGCATTTAATACTGAACTATATTCAGTGTACTTGCGATTGGTATTTTGTAAAGCTTCAACTAGATTACGGAAACCATAAACATATAAACTCTCTTTATTGTAAGTTCCATTTTCAAATCTGTTGTACACATAATCTCTTTTTAGATATCCGGAAACTAAAGTTTCAATTGGGATATTAAGACCATCATAAGTAATATAACCACTCTTCCAAAATCTAGCTTCATTAAAACTACCATCAGTTAGATTATTGATCACATTGAAATAATCACTTTCAGTTTCTACACCTTTTTGAATGTTTAAAACTGATTGCCTGAAATTGGCCCATTGCTCTGTTTTACCATCAAGTTTTTCACGAAGATTGGCAATAACATTGTTGGTGATGTTCTTTTCTCTAATAGATAAAGAATCATGCATCTCATGTATGATTTCTCCATCTGAACCTTTCTTGATTACATTTCGAATACCATTAACGTGCTTCGCATTTGAAAACACGAAGTACATACCATTAAGCAATTGTAGCTTATCATCTTTTTTAGTTTTATCTAAAAAGTCATTAAAGTCTATCATTTCTTTAATAGCGGAGTTTTCAACTTGATAAATGAAATCTACTGCAGATTTGGATTCTTTAGCAAGATTGTACATTTCAGATTCAAATAGATGTCTTTCAAATAAAGGCTCTTCATTAAGATCTACATCTCTTCTTGATACATTGTCTTTAAGGAATTTTCTACGAATAGATTTATTGTAGATAATACCAAACCTCTTAATGATTTTTGAAGCACCTTTAGCTTGTTGCTTGAATTCTTTAGCAGAAAATGGATTTCCAGTTTCTTCTAATTCATCTTCATATTCATCCATGTAATCTTGGTCAAACTTTTCTTCCCAAAGTTTGTCAGGATCTTTCTTGATTGTCTTAGACATTCTTTGACGAATATCATCAAGCTTAGCAGCACGTTGAGTTTTAATCTTTCCAACTCTGGCATCCATTCCGATACCATCCATTTTTATACCTTCAGTAACAGCCTTAAAAGTATCAAGTATGAAATTCTTAGGATTTCCTTTAGGAACATTAGTTTGATCATCAGCTAATTTTCTAATCATTTGCTGAACACCATTTTCACCATCTTCAATTACTTCTCCCTTACGTCTAAGCATGCCCCAAAACTTCTTAACTTCTTTTTGGCGCTTCGCTTCTTTTTGGCTGAAAATTTTATCGAAATTATCAGCTAAAGGATTTTGCAATGCTCTGGTGAACATTTCTTCTAATAAGTAATGTTGTTCATTTAATGGAACTGTAGAAATACCATCATCTTCTAAACTAAGATATTTAGCAAGTTCACTTTCTAAATCTTCATCTTTAACTCCATCAGATTTGAACATCTCAAAGAATTGACCTTTAGTATATCTTTCGTTTCCTAATTGATATAAAGTCAAATCATCATACTTACTTCTTATCTCACGAACAAGTTCTTTATTGGCTAATGCCATTTTTAATATTTCTTGAGTTTCTGGAGCATCTTTAGCTAACTTGTAATAGATGTGTGAAAGCTCATGCATAAAAACCCAATCTTGTTCCCAGGCTTTTTCATCAATGAACATTGTAGCCGCAAGTGAATGACCTACACCTACAGAACCGATAGCTTCATACATGTTTTTCACAATAATTACTTGTGCCGGATCTTTTAGATTCTCAGGAAACATTCTTTTTAATTGGTGATTTACCAATACCATTTTATCTAAGTTGGAAGGACCCATCTCATTATACATGGTAGAACTATTCAAGTAATTGTCTAGTTCATTTTGAGAAATGTTAGTTTGAGTGCTAATTCTACTACGAGATAATTTACTTAGAAACTTCATTTTCTTAATGAAGCTTCTATAGTTTTTAGCGAAAATTGTACTTGTTTGATCTCGGGCATCCATTCCAAGATTCTCTTCTGAACCTTTAGTTTTATTACGATCAATCTTCCAAGCAGATTTTGCATTATCAGCTTTATTACGAGCATCCATTCCTAAAGAAGATGCTTTTTTATACTTCTTAGTTTTGCGAGATTTTATGAATTCTTTTTCATCATCTGAAACATCTTCATCATCAATATCGTCTGAAGTATCATCATCCTGATTATCTATACTATCATCCGGATTATCGGGATTGTTGTCTGGATTTTCGGGATTATCAGGATCTATATTATCATCAGTATTAATAGGATTTACTTTATCAATACCAAGCATTTTATTGACGATAGCATTTTTAACAGCATCTCTATTTTTAACTCTGATATCTTCTTGACGATTGGTAAGCTCTCCATTATTCATGATAGCTTCAGCAATACCATTTAAAGTTTCAGGACTTACTTCTCCAGTCTCTTCAAATTGCTTGAAATCTTCATCTGATACTGTTTCATTTTCATCTGTAACAACAGCTTCCTCAGCCATCTGTTCAGCTTCAGCTTCCGCAGCTTGTTGAGCTTCTTTAGATTTCTTACCTGTTACATTATCAACTTGATCACTTTGAAATTTCTTTTTAGCAACTTTTAGTTCTTCATCAAACCTAGCATTGATTTCTTTGATATCGGTTTCATCTTCGACACCTTCAAGTTCTGCAGCACGTTGTTCTTCAATACCGGCTTTCGCTTTTTTGAATTCATCATAACCTTTAGTAGCGTTGTCAATTTTTTCTTCAGCATTCTTCATGAAAGGACTGGTAATATTTTTCAGCCATTTATTGAAGTTAGATCCTGCAGATTTGATTTCTGGCAATACACTACTTTTCTCTCCAGCTTTTGTAAAAGCTTTAAAGTCTTTACGAGATAAACCAGTAACAACTATTTCATTCCCAAATTGATCATATTCTACTTCTACATCAATTGGGTTTGCACGTTTACCTAAAATAAGATTACGTTGATTCTGCATTGCTTCTTGTTGCATTTGACCTAAACCAAAAGCACGTTTTTTGAACAAGTCTTTTTCTTGTTGAATCTTCTTTAGAATTTCATTTTGTTCTGATTTGATTTTAGCAGCTTCTTCTCTGGAAACTTTTCCTTCCGGACGAAGACTGTCAATCATCATATTTAATTTCTCAATACGCTTATTTGCTTGTACCTGATAAGTTTCAATTTGAGATTGAGCATATCCTTCTTCAGCTTTGTTTTGTAACAAAGCTTGAAGTCCTTTGACATTTAGAAGTTTTCCTTCTTGTTTAACCTTGTCAAATTCTTCATACATCTGATCAAAACGTTTCTTTTCTTCTTCATTGATATTTTCGTTTTCTATCAATTTATTCATGAAGTTGTTGTAAACATCTTTTCCTGTTTTTTCATCAATAACAAGATCAGCTATTTGCTTACGAACATGCATTTCTTGAAATGTAAGTTCTTTTTCAGTTCCTTGCTTTTTAGTTATTTCTTCAAAATTTTTGATTCTATTATGAAGCTTATGAGATTCATCAGCTTTCTTATCTATAAGATCTCCAATATTAAATACAGAACCACCAAGCGCACCCATAGCTGCAGAAAGAACTATAGTACCTCTGTTTTCTTTAGACTTATAGAATTCCCAAAAACCTCCCGGATTAAATAGCTTATCATCTCCCTCACCTGTAACCTCAGCAATAGCTTTCTTTTTAGACCATTCTTCAAATGATTCTTGGAAAGTTTCTTCCAATCCTTCAAATCCAGCTTTACCCGCAACCTTAGCAATACCTTTGATAATAGGAGCAACATCATAACTAAACATTTTAGCAATAGTAGCACTAGAACCATTTTTAGCCATATTCATGCCCTTAGTGATAGGGTTAAGTCCTTTAAGTGCTTTCCATCCACCACCGAAAGTAAGTCCAAAAGAAGCCATATCTACAGCCATCCAAGCTGCATTGTTTCTAATAGTAGAAGCAGCCATTTGTGAAAGATCATCTTCATTGAAGATTAAATTTCCTTGAGCATCTTTTAAGTCTTTATTAGAGTTTACAACCTCAGCAGCATTTAATACTCCAGATAAAATGTTACCTGTAAAACCACCACCAATTGCTTCTACTCCCATTCCAGCAGCTTTAGTCAATCCTTGATCAGAAACAAGCTTACCAATAATACCTTGTCCACTACCAAAAACTTCTTTACCTAAAGCATTTCTTGTAGCATTTTTAGCTACTGTTTTTGCCACTCCCTCAGCACCTTCTTGAAGACCTTTTTCAACAATACCTTTAGCGATACCACTAGCTGTTCTTTTAGCTAAAGCACCACCACCTTTTGATAAGAATATAAATTCTGCAAGTTGAGGTATCATTTCTGCAGCATGAATACTCCAAAATTTAGGATCCATCATAGAACCAAATGTCAAATTCTCAGACATTAGTTCTTCTGGAATATATGCTTTGTATTTAGATTCTATTTCGGCACCAGTTTCTTGAAGATATCTTGAAAATGGATTTCCTGTAGCAATACTTTGTCCAGGAACAATTGCGGAAGCAACTTGGATTAAATCTCCAGTTCCTTTTACAATATGTTTACCAACACCTCTGGCTATACTTTTTGCTGATTCTTCCCAAAAATCACGCATGGTAAATTCAGCAGACCAAGCATTATTTCCTTTTTCAAGCTCTCCAGTACTTGCTACAGAAACACCACCTAATTGCTCTGAAGCAACTTTAGTATTTCTATTGACTTCATTTTCTTGGGGAGTTCCTAAGTCGTCAGGCATTGGCATAGCTTGACCAGCTTGTTGTTGTCCTTGATTTCTATATCTAGGATCTAAATACCTTTCATCCGTTCTTTCTTCAGCTAACGACGGGTTTTCGGGGGGAGCTTGCGAACTGGCTTTTTGGGTTTGAGCCTTATTCACAATGTCTAAAAAATCAGGCATAGTGTTATTGGGTTTAATTTATGTTAAAACAAATATAAAAAAAGCAACCTACAAAGGGTTGCTTTTCATATATATACTATAAGAAAGCAAATATTAGAGTATGCCTAAAATTTGTTTCCATTTTTGTGCTAATTCTAAGTTACGTTTATATCCAAGTGAACCTTCTTCTTGATCGCTATTCATAGTATCTAGCCATGATGCGATAATAGTTTCAGGAGAATTACCTTGCTCATATTTTTTAAGCAATTCATTAATTCCTCCTTGTGCTGCAGCTACACTAAAAATATTGTTGTCAACACTTTTTTGTACTCTGGTAGGATCTACATTACCATCTCCACCACTTAAATGATCAAAAGCCATGTAGAATGATTTCATCATATCATAACGATTACTTTGTCCAGCACTATTAGCACCAAAGTATTCTTCACCTTCACCTTTGAAAGCATCATTATTGAAAACTTTAGTTTCCAACATGTTCTTAGCAGATTCAAATTGAACTTGTTGTTCAGTTTCAAGATTTTTAGCGCTATTAATAAGTTGTAAACCTTCATTCTGCATCTGGACAGTTTCAGTAATATCGTCTGCAGGCATTAATTGAGAAAGTTTAGTTTGCATCATAGGATCTGCGATATCTACTTTCTTATAAAAAATTTCGCCATCTTCATCTTGAAGGGCAATAACCGTAGCCATTTTTACATTGTTAGTATATCCAGCTTCCATTTTAGCATTAGACTTTTTATCAATTTTTCCATCAGATTCATATCGGTCCATAAGCAAAGCATCAGTTTCATCACTATCCATATAAGATTCTAAAGCTGTAGAAACTCCAAGAATTTTAAAGTTACCTCTGTAATCTTCAGGATCTATAGAATTGTTACCGGTAACTTTCACACCATCTTCACGATACATATCTTCAGTAGGTGCAAATCCCATTACCATTCCGTTCTTAATTTCAAATCCCGGAAGTACACTACTTACAATTTCATTTTCATGCCCTGGGAATACATGATATCCTTCTTTAAGACCTAACCATTCATCATCTATCCAATCTGAATCTTTAGACTTAGCAGTAAATTTATCTTTGATCATTACTGCAGCGGCCTTATTAGTTCTTTTTAAGTTTTCTATTAACTTACCATCATAGCCACCTTCAGAACTTGGTTGGTTAATACGAGATACATTAATATCGCGATCAACTCCAGCGACAAAAGTATTGTACATATTAAGATAACTTTTACGTTTTGGATCCGATTCTTTTGCATATTTAGCTTTTGCGGCAGCTTCAGTAGCGGCAGCTTTAATTTTAGCAGTGTTACTTCCTAAACCACCATATCCCATTTTTTTACCAAACTGAACTAATTGCTCCCATGTTGGTTCTGGACGATCAGGATATGTGATACCATAATTGGCACGAACTTTCATCATGTTACTCTTATGAGTAAGTATATTTTCTATTGGCATTTCAGTACCATAATCAAATAATTCTGAAGGTGGTATTTCTACCTCAGCCATCATACCTTTATAACTAATTTCAGAACCATCATCTAAATTATAATAATCCTCCACTGATTTTAAATCAGTAGGAGAGATTAAATGACCTAATCCTTTCTCCTGAGCCATTCTTATTTTAGCAAGATTTTCAGAATTTTGACGATAGCGTTGAGCTTCTTCTGATTCTAAAATACCGTTTTTAATTTTATTGGTATATGAAGCACCACCATTAGCCATAAAATCAGCTTTAGAACCACCATATTTTGCCATCTGATCTCTAAGTTCAGATTGCATAATTTTAGCTCTATTGTTAATTCTATTGCGATCCTTTTCAAGCATGCCACGAGATTCCTCATATATTTTTTGAAAGGATTCTTCTTGCATTCTTTGTGCTTCAACACTAGCTGCCTTGTCTTGATTGACACGCTGATCCATTCTTTCTAATACAGAAAGTTGTTGAACCGCAGCTTCACGTTTATCAGGGCTTTGAGCCAGTCCTTGAAGTCCGTACATATTATTGGGTTTTATAGTAATCGTTCATACTTGCTATTTGATTTTCTAAACCTGAAGCTAAACCGGGAGGGGCAATTCCCGGCGTAGCAAGCTGTGGAGCAACACCTCGATTCTGGGGCGAATTCGGTTGAGGCATTGTTTCTGCTTTTAATTCAGGCTGAGCAAGACCATTCATAGGTAGGGTTACTGGATTAACCGTTGCTCTTTGGAGTTGGGGAGAAGGGGGCAGATTAAGTTGTAATGGTTCATCAGTAAAAGGTTTAGGTTGAGGTAATGTAGAAGCTACTTCTTCTACAGGACGTTTACCACCGGCCAAAGCTTCTTCTCTACTCATTGCTAATAAACCATAATTTCCAGTTTGTTTAGCTAGATCTATATTATCCATGTTGATACTAGCTAAATCTATCTCGGGATTTTGTTGCATGAAATCTATCATCTTTTCTGCATTACCAAAATCTCTACTTCCATTAGCCATTAAATTATCCACAACACTTTGTTGTGTAGAATTTAAATTACGGAAACGTTTATCGAATTTTTCTGCTTGCATCTTTTCATCTGCAAGAATACCAATATTTTTTTCATAATGACTACGAGTTCCTTTTTTTGTTCCACTACCATCATCTTTCATGTTAGGATCAAAACCAAACATATCTTGCATCAAATAACTTTTGTACATATGATTGGCACTTCCAGGACCATTCTCTCTCGCATATTGTAAATCATTAATCATGCTTGCAAATCCAGCGTTAGCAACTTGCTCACCTCGATTTCTTTTAAGCATAGCTTCTTGATATTTAATACCATGATTAGCTACATCTCTATTGGTATCAAAATCATTGATATACTTTACCGCTTCACCATATTGCTGAAATGCTTTTTCTTTAGCTTCATAATCAGCAATTTCCATATCTATAATACCTCTAGTTTTAGCAACTTCAAGCATTCCTTGATTACCAAGAATTGTAGCTCTGTTCCCAGCTGAAGCATTGACAATATTTCTAAGACCACCATCATAAGCTTCAGTAATATTATTTGCCATTTGAGCTTCTTTCTCAGGTGGCAATCCTATTTTAGATCTTCTTGCTAATTCTGCAGTAAGGTTTTTTACAGCTTCAGAAACTTGTTCTTCTCTTAAAGGTATATCTACCTCAGAAGCCATTTTATTACCTATTAATCCCATTGCCATTCCAGATACAGCATCTAAAGGCAACATTGGATTAAAATTCTTTTTATCATAACCAAGTCCACTTGGTTCTGGAGCATTTAATCGAGCGTCTAAAATATCAGAAGTAAGACCTTTATTATTTTCAGAAACTTTAATCTTAGAACTTGTAGTTTCATCTCCAGTTTTTGCCGCACTTGTTTCCGAAGTACTCTTATCTGCAGGAACATCTTCAACAACTGTTTGTTTTGCTTGAGGTGGAAATTCTGAAGGATTTATTAAAGTACGTGGAGTATAATCTTCTTGATTAACTTTTAATTGTGTGGAAGATTTATTTTTTCCTACAGCTGTTGATTCTGTTACTGTTTTTGGAAATATATTTTTATCGTTTTTATTTTTAGAACGATTTTTCCAAGACTCTAAGTCTTTATCTAAATTGGATTTTTCTCTACCAGATTTAGATAAAGCTTTATCTTTTTCTTTCTGACTGTTTTGCTCTTTTATATAATCATTGAAAATCTCAACATCTCCGTTGTTTGAGATTTCCTGATACAATTCTCTTCTTGCTAATTCTTTAGTTTTTGTATCAACATCCATATTACTGATTGCTGAATCTCTTTTAACATAATCTGACTTTCGCTGATCAATTGTTTTTACAATTTTTTTTTCAGCCTCAGTAAGCACATCACCTCTTTTAGATCTTGCCATTACATCTTTAGTAACATCAATCTTATCTAAACCTTTTTCTGATAAAGCAGAATTATAAGTATCAAGATATTTTTGCATTGCTACATTATCTACAGTAGCACCATCTACACCTTTTTCAGTAGATTTTCTGTATGCAGATTTACCTTGTGTAATAGCTCTTTTAGCAACTTCCGGAGATTGGAAATGATAAAACATTGTCATTTCCTCTAAGCTTAAATTTTCAGGATTTTTACCACTATCATATACTTCCATTGCTTTAGGAAGAATATCATTCTTTACATAGTGTTCAAAATAAGATTCTTGGAAAGCTGGAGAATTTATGAAATCTTCATAATTATCAGCTTTAAATCCATTGGCTTTACCAAATTTGGTAATTTCTTTCCACCAATATTTAGGAACAAATTGATATTTACCTAACGCATTGGATTGTTCATTAATAGCTTGATATCCCTTTCTAGGAGATTCAACTTTACTGATTCCAATTTTTAAATTTTGGACGATACGGTTAAGTGCTTGAGGACTTAAATTGAATGAAGGTTTCGGCATGATATGAGGGGTTTATCCTAGTAATCCTAATTGTTTTTTATTTTGTGATTTCATAGCTTCAAGGGTATCTAATCCTTCAGCCATACGATATTCATCTTCACGTTTTTTCTTTTCAAAGTAACTTTCTTTTGCCCCCTTTTCTTTAGCTACTCTTAATCTTCCACGATTTCTTGCTTTCCCGGCAATTACTCCAGATAAAAATGGAGCCGCTATTGTTAGACCTTTTTCAAAATCTGTAGCATCTTCACTTTTAAGTGTTTCTAATTGTCCTGAAAATGGATCTACAATTCCAGAAGCTATATCTCCACCGCTTTCACCCCCCATAGCAGTACCGATATTCTTAGCTCCTTTTTCTACAGCTCTACCCGCAGCCATCCAAGGATTTGTTTGAGCAGCCATATCTTTAACTCCTTCCATTGCCATCATTTGATTTTGCAATTTAGGATCATAATCATATCTATTCATAAAACCTGCATTACTGCCACCGGAACTCTCTGAAAGAGTTCCAACGGCATCTCCTAATAAACCACCAATTTTACTTTGTGGTTTAGCAGCATTAGCAATTTTATTCTGTTGACTCATTTCTAAACCAGAAGTATCAATTTGATTTAATTCAGGTTTAGAAAATGATAGTGAATTAGTTTTTAAAGAAGATACGGATTGAACCTGATCTCTTTGAGCTTCGGGTTGTCCGAACCTATCAAAAAATTCATTTAAGGCTGTATCGTACATATTGTAGGTTATTGGTGGCTAAATCTAAGGTGGTTTATAATTGCTAAGATATCAACTTTATTTTTGTTTAAGCTCTCTGCAGTAACTTCAACATATACCCAATTACCTCTAAGGTCTGCATATTCTTCAGGTATCTCACTTTCATTCTTAGCTGGTATAGTATGATTCCCTTCTCTAATTTTGTACCATCCATGAGTACCAGGAACAATTCTATATTGTTTTAAACTTGATCTATAAATTACTTGTTTTATTGGATAATCCAAAGAGGTAATTATAGAAATTCCTTTATGGATAAAAACTTTATCTAATTGAGCATTTACATAGAATCCTATCTTCAATTCTTTTTGCTCGCCAAATAAATTTAAGTAATCTCCTTCATTAAGTTCATGTAGCTTATTAGGGCTTCCGTTTACTGGAGAATAAATCTTCTTGTCAAAGTTAATATAAAGATCGTTATTATACTCATATTCACCATTAAAGACATTCAACATTTCATTCAATGAAAGTAATATGGATTTTCCACTTTTAGTACGAATCCTAATATTACTTTCTTTCATCTCATGATCATAGTAAGCTTCAGTATCAATAATTGGATCCTTTTTAAACATTTCAAAATAATCCATGTGAAGCAATTTCATAGCTAACATAGGTTTATCTAATTTGATAAACTCTACATTTTTTTCATCAAAAAAGACAAATCCATAATCGCTTTCAGCTACAGCTCTACGTATAGAAGTTCCATAATCTGAAATGATTCTATGACCATCTACAACTTGTCCAGAACCTTGTTTAATATTGATTGGTTGTCCTGATTGATCAGTAAGTATTCTATCAGTTCCTATATATATCAATGAAGTTTGACCTTCTTGAATAGCATAGATTTCTTCTTTATGTCTAAAGATGTTAGATACATCACCTTTATTTTTTTCTAATTCAGCATAGAAATTATTAGGCTTGAACATTGTCCATGCATCATAGATCTCTCCAGCAATTTTTACATTTGAAACAGCAATTACATTTCCTAAATTAGGATCGTCTTTATACTGAAATGGTTTTGGTATAAATTGCTTTAATGACTTAGAATTAAAGTATGCCGGATTGATCATTTCAGTTCTATTAATCTGAAAATTATGAGAACCTGAATCTTTGTAAAATTCATATCCATAAGTTTGCTTTGGCTCTACTTGCGTTTCTAAAACATTTACATAAGCCCAAGCTCCTTCTCTAAGCCATGTTTTAATTTCACCTTTAGCTCTACCACCTCCAGCATTATCAAATTCTATTTCTTCAATTTCATTTTCTCCGGAATCATTTTTTGTTCTTATGTTAAGCGTAACATAGGTATCAGCACCACAGTCAAAAAATTGAGCTCCGCTATTTTTTGAGACTGGAATGGTTTTACTTAAAGGAATATATTTGTTATTGCTATAAGCTTGTTCAGTTCTACCACCATACACAGCTTCTCTATTGTTCCTAAAAATATTTATCAAAGGATAAGTCTCATAAACAATATGATTGTTGATAGGTCCTCCTAATCTTATTTCTGAATCAATTTTATAGATATCTCCACCTATAAATTCATCAGTAAATAAATCTTCTTCTGTTTTAATTATTGTAGTAGGATAACCAGGAGAAGGAATTACATGATTAAAAAGATCAGCTCTAGGTCTTCCACCTTGTAAATCCCATCTTCTTTGATAATCACTAAAGAACCAAGGCATACAAGGAAGTACTACAGCATTATTAGAAACATCGTGATTTATACCAAAAGCAGCTCCCGAGATTATTTCTCCACGATTTAAAGTTTCTGCAGCTTCTATAGAAAATTCTTTTTTAGCGTATTCTGTATTTTTAGCAAAAACAGAAACATTGATAAAGTAAGTTTCATGAGTACCACTTTCTCTATCTTCTCTAGCTCTTCTTGGTAATTCATCAGTATGATTATCTCCAGCTACTTCATTCTCTAAAATTTTTCTTGAGAACTTAGGATATATTTCTGGAGAAAAACCATTAAAGCCGCCATGTTCCATAATTGTTTTTGGAGAATGATCAGTATTTAATTTAGATACTACAGATAACTTTGAAGTTTTTATATGTTGATCGGAAATCTTATTAAAATATAAGTCCGGAGAATCAAAATACATTAATCCTCTATGAGTAATTATACGTTCACTAGAACCATCACCTTCATAATTGAAGTTTTCTCCATTGGCATCATATTGTTGTAACCCTCTTTTTTCATAAACCGGACCGCCGTAATAAGGAAGATTCCATTTGTTTTTTAAAGGAACTGGAACATCATAATGAATTGAATCGTTATTATGCTGCATCCTGTTTAAAGGCGCTGCAATACCTTGACAAAGAATAGTTCTATCGTTCTCTGTTCTTTCTACATATAAAATTTGATACATAGAAATTAGATTTTGAATTTCACAGCTTAAACGAACTTCAAAATGCATTTTAATTCCATGACCATAAAGAATACCATTCTCTACGGATTGATTTACGTACTTCTTAGAAGTTATTACAGGATTTCCTTGATCATCTATGTAAGATATTAAATCGTTGATTTCAGGTATCATTAAATCACCAATAGGAATAGCAAAATATCTACTTGATGCAGTATCATAAGATTGAAACGATAATCGGTAGATCTCACCTTTCATATTATACTTCTCTCCTGAAGGTTTTATGTAATCTAATATAGGCCCGTTACCATCGTATTTAGATTGAGCTTGATTTAATAAAGGCTCTTTGAATTCTCTATAAGTAACTCTAATTCCATTTCCTTGATTGAAACCAATTGATTCAGCACCATGAATAAAATTAGATTGATTTACTCCAGGATCTAAAAATTTAATGTCATTTTGAAAAGTTTCAATGAATTGATCATTATTAGATTCAAAAACATAATTACTAAAATCAGTAGCTATATTTTCATCTAAATAGGTAAACAATAACTGACCGTTATTGTCTACTATTTTTAAGTTTGGAAATACCGCTGGAAAATAATTTTGTTCTTGTTCAGCGACAAGCCAAGCAATAACTCTAGATAATACATTAGTATATTCTTCAACTGATAAATTTGGAAAAGGGTATGTAATATCATTACCGGTAAGTTTATTTCTTAACGTTAAAGTAAACGGCCCGAAAGAAGAAATGTTATCATATTTCTTTTGACGAATTCTAATAAGTGGATTAGTATTCTTAGGATCTATAAATCTATAATTCCATGGTTCCGGATTCATGATAGACTCAAAAGTATTTCCTTGAGCATCCCAGGCATGTAATGGTAATAGATATTCTAAATCTCCAATACTTGTAGGTATAGGAGAGTTTCTTAGTCCAGCTGGAATTAATTTATTTTTTTTAGAAGTGTAATCATTACAATATTTAAAAGTGTTCTTGAATTCAAGAATGTCTTGAATAGTTATGTTATCTGAGAATTGAGGTTCATTTCCTAAATGCTTAAATTCTACAACACTTCTTACTGGCTCCAGTCCTAAATTTTTAATACCTGTAGGAACACCTAAAGCCTCAAATTCTAATGCTATGCATTCAATTTGAGCTGAAGGTTCAGGATTAATAATATTGCATTTTATAGTAACTACTTTATCTGTAGTTTCATCAACATTTCCACCTCTATATTTTATAGCATCTTCTTCTGGAAGTATTGTGGCAAAATCTGAAAAAGGAGAGAATTCAGATACTTGTCCATTTTTAGAGATTATTCTATACAAGTACAAAGCTTTCATAGCTTTAAGTTGACCACCACTACTTATGTCTGAAACTATAGGCTGTAATAATACGTTGTCAAGAATTTGATTAAACTCTTTAGCGCTTCTACTAAATAATGAAAGATCTTTAAGGTTTACTACTCTTCTTGGATTTACAGCATCACTATAATAAACTCGTTTATAAAATTCATTTTCTTCAACTCCCTCACAAGTAATCTTTCCATTTAGCGGCCAGTTTTGTGCTCCAGTCCAAATTCTAGTTCCAGTAAGATTTCCTTGACTATCTTTTTTGAAACTAATGATTGTATCATAATATTCTAAATTACTGATAGGAACTTCCCCAATGTTTATTGAGCACAGTTCAAAGTTGGCAACATTAAATCTTTCTTTATAATATTCTCCAAAATCTAAACTTACAGTTTCAGTATCAACTTCAGTATAGTTTACTTGAAAATCAGTAGGATCTTCTACCGGTTTGGTAATAGTATAGCAGCTTATAGATTGTTCGCTATTTTCAGATATCTTATTTCCTATAAATAATTTTTCTTGAGCTGCAGCACTATCAATTACTGTAAATGATTCAGCTATGATAACATCTTTACAAACTTGTTGTTCTGTAGTTTGTCCACTACCTGTAGGTTTTAAACATTTAGCAAAAATAATAGCCTCATCTCTAAAGGAATATACTCCTAACCATTTTACTATATCATCATTTTGATAGACAAGCTTGCTACCCTTAATCGCACTAAACGAAAAAACTCCATCTCTTGAATAAATACGTCCATTCAAAGGATTAGAGTAGGTGTTTTTCTTTTCTATATTGTTGGTCAACTCTTTTGAGTAGCCGCCATCGAAAGTATTTTCGCGTGGAAAGTTTAACATAATTAAGGGGCTTTAAAATATCTTTAATCCAATTCCGGCTCTAAGATTGAACTTATTAAGTTCGGATTGTCCTACTGTAAAAATATAAACTTTTTTAATGTCATAAGTCAATCTACCTCGAAGTCTAAAATCATTTATCTTGGAAACATCAGTATCAGCTTCAACCTTAAATGTAAGTCTTGAAAATAGGTTTGAAGCTATTTTTATTTCTTCTTTAGAAATATCATCTATCTCTTGATTACTGTCTTTTATAAAAGAAGTAAGCTCATTAATGCGATTAGAGAGAACTTTAGAAGTTTTAGCTAGTTGTTGTATAGTATTTTCTTTGACAGCTATCACGCTATCCTGATAGGCTACAACGACTAATAATCGTTCATATTCATCAGCCATTATTGAATAATCAATATAAGCTTCTGGTGCTACCTCAACTTTATTTGTTCTTTTGTTGTAGGAATCTTTGTCTTGCCCTTGGCAAACGATTAAGGGCAGTATCAAGACTGCGATTAACATAAATGATTTTTTCGTAAACATAGGGGCTGTATTTGATTTTAGAATTTTCTTCGAGTATAGAATCTATTTTTTTATTATAATCTTCAGTTACATCTTCTAACTCTTTAATGTAGTTGTCTCGTTCTACTTTTTTAAGCTCTTTTTTTTCTTTCAGAAAATCAAGCTTTTGTTCTGTGCTATCATCAAGATTTATTTTAATGATCACTCCCATTATAATAACAGCAATGATCAAAATTATAATTAGATAATATTTCCAGTTAAGTCTAAACATCTGTTGAAAGTGTTACACTATCATTGGCTGAAACTAAAGAGAGATCTTCATTAATACTATTTAAGAGAATAGTTGTAGAACCTATTTCATTAGCATCATCTTTAATAACTTCATGAGTTACTTTAATATAAGCACTTCCGTTATCATCTAAGTTTGCTACTAAATTAAAAATTTCATCTGCTGATTTGATATCTTCGATTCCATTAACTTCCACATAAATATAACTTTGAGTACTTACTAAAATGGTATCTAAGAAGTCGGCATTGATAGTAACTTCAATTTCTGCAGTTCCATTTTGATAACCTTTAGTGATCATTACTTCGTAAACTTCTCTAATCACATCGTAGTTTACAATTCCTCCAGCACCATCATCAAATTCTTCATTAGTAGTTGAGGTCTTAGTATCGATTAAATTTATCTCTGCAGAACTCATAACATTTACAGTGTAATTGTAAATAGTTGCTTCTAAAGTTTTACCTCTTCCAACTTTATAACTTAGATTAAAATAAGGTTCACCACCACCAAATTCATTTACATTAAATGTTGCAGATAATAAATCTGAAGTTTCAATTCTGTTTCCAGGAATCAACTTAATATTATTTAGCTTTAAATTTTTAACTCCATCAATAGCTGTTATCTCAATAAATTCTACTCCAGAATTAAGCGGCAGCACTTCTAATAAAATCTTTTCATCTAAACTATTTAAAGTCTCTTCAAAATCTGCAGATGCCGGAATAACATCTGCATTTTTGAAAACTATATTTCCTACAGCTTCATTGCTGTCAAGATTTAAATTAGAATCATGAGTTTTATACATAAAGCTTTCACTTACGTAAAAATCATCAAGTGCATCTATTCTTTTAAAATTCAATGTGCTTTCATCCTCGATAGGATAAAGCACATTTTGTTGAACAGGTATTAATCCTAATAAAGAAATGATCTTGTTCTCGTCAGGTAATTTGGTTATTTTAAAGTGAGTCGTTGCCATAATTTATTATTATCAATATCAGTAAAAGAATAGATGCTATTGTCAAAACTATTAAAGTTTTGATATGCCTTTTCATCTATTATGAGGCAAAGTCTGAATAGAATTAGTTGCTCCATAAATGATGTTGTATTCTGGAATAGCATCAAAACTAGGACATTCTTTAATTCTTTCGTTAGACTGAATAACATTATCGTGATTTCTATCAGTAGAAAAATCTCTATGACCTAATACCATAAGATCTTTCTTAATATCCTTGCCATTATCTCTGAGCCAGTAAACAGCTTCAGATATGCATTTATGAATACCTACTTTTTGTAAATCAGTTCTGGTATCTTCAGCAATATAAATTCCTGATTTTGATTTCTCATAATTGATACCACCAACATAAGAGATATGAATACATTGAGAGTTGAATCCACCAACTCCATTTGTTACTCTATTAAAATCATATAGCTCGGCAATCTGACCACCTCTTTCTACAATACGATGATAACCTCCAGTATGCCATCCTCGGCCACCTTTAGTTTTAGGTCTTAAAAAATAATCTTCAACTGCAAGTGCAGATTTAAAACCTGCAGTACAGTGAATAACAATGTACTTAATCTGGGGGGCTCTCATTTTCGTAGTCTTTTAAATGTTCATATGATTTGTTCTTTTTTTCAAAGATATCTTTACCTTCAAAAAATTTTAAGATTTTTAATTCAAATATTGCTTCAACAATAGTAAAGATAGAAGCTTTTTTGTCATAGATCACAGTGGAGTTCTCTCCAATGCTTTTAAACTCATAGTACCAAAATATAGCTACAGGAGCTTTACATAAAGCTTCTGTTGTAAAATCAAAAAAAGTTCCATTGTCTTCTAATAGTTTTGTAACAAAATATAGATATCCAAGAAGCGACATACATTTAAAAAAAACGAACTGAAGTCTTTTTGCACTAAAAGCGTTTCTCTGCATTTTAGCAATAAATAGATCTACTTGTTTTTCTTCAATCTCGGTATCTAAAGCTCTTTGTTCATAGTAACGAAATAAAACTTTACTTTTTCTTACTCCGTAATAAGTATTAAAAAATACTGTCAAAAAAACTAAGGAAAGAACCATATTGGTAGTTCCAAAGTATTCTTGTTTCATAAAAATCTCTATGAATTCTCCACTTAAAGTAACTCCTATTGCGGCAAATGTGGTTTTATATCCATTGGCGTAGGCTAAAGCACCAATTTTTTTTAACCACTGCGTAAGTAGTAGAATTCTTATACTGTCTGCATTCAACATATTGGGGGCTGTTGGGGGGTTCGTATCTTATTGTTTTTTAATATAATGCTAATAATGAAAGCAGTACAGTACTTATTTTAAAATGAACCATAAAAATGTGAATAAGATTAATAATAAAGGCCAGATAGGAGTCAGCATACATTTGAAACGATCTCCACCACTTCCAATTTGAAAAGTAAACCAAGAGTTAGCGTAAGAAATTCTACCGCATACAATACCTTTAGTTTCATAATAGATTACTCTCCATCCATAAAGCTTATCTCCACTATTGGACCATTTCATTTTATCAGCATATTCATCTATATTATTAGGATCATTTAGATGTGCTGGATATAAAACATTGACTTTACTTTTATCTGAAGTTCCGGGTTGAGGATAAGAATTAAGATAGTTATCACATGGATTTCTTAACCACCAACGAATAGCACTCCAAGTACCAGGTTTTAATTTATATTTTATAAGCCACCATTCAGCGCCATAATCTCCATCTGGACCATCATTTAAAAACGGTGAATGATCATTTTTACCCATATGGTGCTTACGATAAAAATCTATAAACACCATCAATGTAAGTACTCCAAAAAAGCTATAGGAGAACCACGCTAGTAGCACTCCTATATATTTTTTCCAATACTGTAATTTAATATCCACCATGTCCTGAAAAGAATATTGAAAGGGCAATGTAAACACCTATTCCTGTTATTATAAAAGGCAATAATCCAAGAACAACATTTACGTTTTTCTTTCCATTAAATTTAGCATCATGCCATATTTTCAATTTTTTGTATTCTTCTTGATATCTAAAACCTTCAGGATAGGATTTATCTTTAATACCAATACCCGGTAATTTATTAAGCATCTGCCATTTTTGTTCTTTACTTCTAAGTTCTGCGTAGGTAATTGGATTTTTTCCAAAATATCCAATTCCAAACCAAGGAAAACCATAGTAAACAGGTATTGAAAATATAGCCCATATTAATAATAAAAGAAATCCATTTTCAGTATAAAGACTAAGACATATACTAATGAACATTGCTATTAAACATGGAATTACAGCTCGTAAGTATTTACCTGTTGGACCTATGTTCTTTCCTAGAACTCTGGTTTCATAGCTTAGTGCAAAATATTTAATAAGGGAATTTCTCATTTTTCAATTTTTGAAGTTAAGGTTCTTAATGTGTAGTTGGAACGGTTTTGTTTATAAAAAATAATTTCAGTATCAGGACTGACTTTAAAATTTGATAATACAGAAGGTCTTTTTTCATTATCAATTTTACCTCCAGTAAGTAAATATATTTCTTGCCATATAGCTACTTGCTTAGTATAAGGAAAGCTATTTAATCGGCTATTGAGATAAATAGTTCCATCTTCAAAAGAACTAACAAATTCTCGATCTTTATTTATTATCTGAATATTAGAAATCTTTCTAAGTATCGGTTCATAATTAAAGTTGCTTTCTTCCATGTTTGCTATAAATCTTTTTACAGCAATTTCACTAATACTATCAGGAGTATTGATCTGGTGTTGGATTTCTCCAGTAATTTTAACCATACCTTCAATTTGAGAGAATGAAGTAGCATAGATTAAAAAAAAGAAGAAAAAAAGTGGGAGCTTCATTTTTTCTAGGTTTTAAGTTAATTTTAAGATAAAGATAATAGAAAGAATTAAACCAACAATTATACTATGTTGAAGCTTTTAAAATTGCAGAATTCAATTCTATTATTTTTATAGCTTGATCAATTTCAACTTGCACCGATTTATTACAATGGTCTTTTTCTAAAAATTCCAATAATTTATATAATCTCATTCCAGATTTAGAAAGGTTATTTATTAAGTAATTCCATTGTATTACAGAGCTTATTCTTTGCCCAGCTATTCCAAAAGGAAACTGTTTTACCTCTTTAAGGAATAACCAATTAAAAACTCCTGAACCCGAAATGCATCCTAAAATATCGATACCAATAGCCACCATTTTTGCAAAGCTTCCATTGCTTAAAAGGATTTCTTTTGCTGAAAGTTTTCTACTCCATACGGTTATTAAGTAATGAGCAGCATTTGATAAGCACACAACCACAAAAACAAAGGCTGCTAAAAAAATTAAAAACACCCCTAATACAAACCGCCACACATTGGTAGCAGCTTCTTTGATCCAGTTTAAAAGGGGGGATAGTTTTTTCATTATTCAGTATCTATTTCCCAATCGCTTGGATTAGTTCCATAATTATCTCCCGACTCTTGTTGTAGCTGAAGCATTACAAATTCTTCCAAACGCTGCGAGATGTTAGCGTATAGGTTTTGAGTATTATTAAGTGCTGGCAAATTGTTATTTTCTACCTGCTCTACAATTACCCATTGTTTTTGGGCATTACTTCCAAGATCATCAAGCTTTATAATTTGTCCATTTTCATCTATGTAGTAGTAATAACCCTTAGGAGTAATGTTATTCTTATCTAAAAAAATACCATCAATAATTAATCTAACTATTGCTGTTTTGACTGCTCTAGGAGCAGGTATTTGAAACTCTGTTTTTGTTCTTAGTTTTAGCATGATTTTTTATATTAAGGATTGTCCTGAATTTCCTTTAGCAAATATTTCTGAAACTTCTGCAGCAGTTAATTCTTTATTAAAAATTGGCATTTCATCTAATTGCCCGTTTAATTTAAAGTTAGCATCTGCCTGATAATTTCCTATCCATAATTCATTATTTGTATTTGCCATTTTAACATAAGTACCGGTCATTATACTGGCAGAAGAAACTAAAGTTCCATTTATATATGTTTTCATACCTCCATTTCCTAATCCGTTATAAGTATGAACTACATGAACCCAAGCACCAGAAATAATAGCGTTTGTAGTGATATTTTGAGTAATATTATCGTATGAACCGTTACTAAATAATCTCCAAGTTAAAACTCCACCATTATAATAACCGAAATATTCATTATTGGAATAGCTTGAATTCAGCTTAGAGAAAATCATAAATTTAGTATCCGTAGTTTTTATCCAATATGAAATACTAAAAGGCTTATCGTTTGTGCCATCTATAAAACTCAAACTATCAGTATCGCCTAAATTTATAAAACTAGTTGAACCATTTAATACTGCTGCCTGTCCTACTAATCCGGCTGCATAAGTAATTGCTGTTGGCGTTCCATTATTCGCTCCGAAACTATCTAAAACATTCCCTTCCATTTTGTAGTAGGAAATAATACTACTTACTGGATAAGGCTCACTAGCATTTGTTTTTTGCGATACTGTATTACTTGTAGATTTATTATAGTAAATATCTACTGGCTTCACTTCAAAAGTATAAGTGGTATCAAGACTTAAACCTATACAATATCCACCTGATTGTATTTTTCCTTTATAAACTCCATTAGCATATACCTCATAAAACTCAATTGCATTTGTGCTTCCTGTGGGTGCGGTAAAATTAAGTTGAACGGCTGATCCGTAAACATTGCTTATACTTAGGTCTGTAATAGGATTTGGTAAAAGTTGATCGTAGGTATAAATATCTCCAGTTACCCACTCGACTTCTAGCATATCGTTTGCAATTCCATGAGCTATTGTTGCATTTACACCCCCTGAATTACTTGTTTTATTAAAAATATTTGCATAAATCTTTTGTTTTACATCGCCTAATCCAAACATTGTTGTATCTGCAACAGATGGGTCTCCGCCTATATTCGTTGCTAAAGGAAAGTATAAAATACGAGGTGCTAAATCAGTATAATTCGAATGATAAAATGAACTATTATTAATAGTTAAACAACCAGGGAAATAAAACATTGCTGTATTGTTACTAACATAAAATGATGCCGGTAATAATTTACATTTTTTTGCTATATCTATCCAATAAGTTGGACTTGAAATTGTGTTTGCAGTATTTTTGAATGCATATGGTCTAAGGTTATAATCCAAATCAATAAAGCATTCAATATTATCACCAACAATAGTAAAATTATAAATATTAGAGGGTGAAAAATCTGAACCGCTAGGATAATTTAAAAGTTTTGCAGCCAAGAGAGATGGTGTATTTATTATAGATGCAACCCCACCAATAAAAGTATTAGGCTGCAACGCCTGAATACTACTTTTCCCATATTCAAAATACTGTACTGGATTCATATTATACGTCGTTTGAAATTCTTACGTTAATAACATTCCCTACTACACTTACAGCAGCGGTACTTCCTAAAGCTCCATCAAGCACTTTATTGGTTTGCCTTATCGTTTTCCCTGCGCTTGCAACAAATGTGATGTTCCCAGTTCCTTCTTTTTGGTAGGTAGCTATAAAATTATCTGTAGCTCCAAGGGTGATATTGATGGCATTCGTACTGTGCTTAATAACATTGTTTCTACCATTTTGAGAATAACCACCATCGCTTAAAGTTTCAGAAGTGATACTTACTTCAGTAGTAATGGTTGTCTGGCGAATGTCTGTGTAATTCTTTGCAGCAGTAATTGCTTCAGCTTTGGCGGTGGCGATTTCAGCAGTGGTTGCATAATCTGAAGATTCTAAAGTACTAATTCTAGCTTCATAATCATTATCTAAATCAACACTTTCCTCTTCAGAATATTTGTAGTAGTCATCAATAGTTCCTAAAGTAGTGCCTAAATATTCATAGTTAGCACGTCCAGCTGTTACTGTTGGATCTGAGGAAGCATCATTTACTCTAAATTGATCTAAATCAAATTGAGTATTTTGATCAGCAATCATATCAGAAATAGTAGCATACACTTTAGTAAGCCCAGAACCTCCAGAAGAACCTCCTAGTAAGCTTGAATCTAAAAAAGGACGTTTATCCCATCCTAACTTCAAGGCGTTAAAAGACTGTCTAGAAACACCTGAATCACCTTTAAAACAATGTATTCTGTCTGTCTGATCTACAAAATAATATTTATCAAATAGATCTGTATAAACAAATCTATTTCTAAAAAAGTCTTTGGCATAAATAGTTTGTGGGTCCTGAAGAATGAATAACGCTTGATCTTTATTCCATTCAAAAACTTCATAAGAAAAATCTTCTTTAGGCCAGAATATATATTTTGTAAGTCCTGTAAAATTAATATTACTGAACTTTGCATCTTGCTGTGATCTTGCAGCAAACCCAACTTGTCCAAAATTTTTGAATGGTTCTAATTCTGGAAAATCAACAATCATAGCATCAATATCTACAATTATTTCTGTAGCTTCATCTATAACTGTACTTCCAAATTGAGAGGTTTTAAATGTAAAAACATTTCCTGTTCTATTGATAGAACCTTTTGAAGGACCGTTTGTAGTCCAACCTCCATTAGCTCCATTAGGATATGGAGCTAAATCAGTTCCTTCAACTATTACTTTTTGATTTGTTTGAGCAAAATTATAATATATTCTATAAGTCCAATCTCCTTGACCTGAATTTTCAATCATACATCTAATTAAAGATAAAGTATATTCATATCCTGTTTCTGGATCTTTATAAAACGCAGCGATTAAAGCAATAAAATCATCATCATCATTACTTGAAGACATTATAGCTTCAAAATCATAATTTCCAAAAGGTCTTGGTGAAATATAACCTGTATAGCAATGATAATTTCTATTAAGACTGATAGAATCATCTGCAGCATTATAATTCCAAGCTGTTTTATTATAAAATTCTTCAGCAGTTAAACTTACTCCAGGTCCATCATTAGGGTTTAACGCTGGAAAGTTTGGTGGTGATTTAGCACCTGTTCCTCCATTAGCTCCATGTTCACCATTATAATGAGAAAACATTTCCCAAGTATCAAAGACTTTTTCTAAAGTAAATCCTTCAGCTGTAGCTATGTCAAATTCTTCTTGACTTTGAACTATAATATTTTCTAATAATAACCAATCTGGAATTACCTTATTAGTTCCTTCTTCAGATATAAAATAGATTTGATCTTTTAATCCTTTAGGCAAACCAAAAGGACTAGGAATTACAGGTAGTTGATCTAAATCATAATAGTTGTTTGTTTGTCCAGCAAGACCTACAGTAAATAATTGATTACCTCCTTGACTAATTGTTATAGCTCCTGTTTCTGGATCTACAGAAACAGATGCTACATATTTAGAAAGATTTATTTCATGTGGAGTTCCATCAGTTTCATAAACTACCCATACATCTGCATCATCTGGATCAGGTTCTATTTTATCAATATTAATATCTAATACTGCAGCAGGAATTAATGGGGTAAAATCAAATTCTCTATAATATTCTACTCCAGTTTCATTTCTGTAAAACCAACGTACTTTTTTTGTGCCGGCAACATGTTCAATTTTAGTTAGATCTGTAATTGTTTCAAAAAACTTTTTCAAGTTTATTTGACCAATTTCATTTCTATTAGCTCTATTATTTAAATCTGTAACTGTAATGCTTGTTGAATCACCTCTTTGATCTTCATAAGATTGTTGGAATTCTTGACCGTTAACAAGTCTTAGTGTTAATGTTATGATTCTTTTACCATTAACATCTACAGATGGAGATACGTCAAAATAATTAAGAGGATTATCTATAGGGGTACCATCTCCACCATTAGGCTGTAAAACAAAATTCTTTTTGACGTTTACATTTTCCCACGGAATAGGACAAAATATTTGTGTTGCTGTTTCTAATTGAGATACAGTAGATCTCACAGAAAACTTGAATTCTAAATCAGAATTACGAATACCAATTCCTTGAATGGTAATCATATCTGCAGTGTTATTAGGATCAACAAATACAAGCAAACCATTATAGTTTGCTATCATTTTATATCCTAAATCATTTTGAGTTTGAATTATTGTATCTAATTCATTTTCAAAACGATAAAGAACTCCATTATGAATAACATAATTTGAAGGAACTCTAAATTCTAAATTCTGAGCATTTACAGAAAAAAATGTATCATTAATTTGTAATGGATTTTCATTTAAATAAAGAAAATTATTTTCTATTGGTAAACTTTTTATAGTTACCAATCCCGGATTCCCATTTAATAGATCTTGCCAATTTTTAGAAAATGAATTTTGATCAAAAACATTAATAGGATATTTTATCAATAAAGAATTCTTCTCTACTGAAGGTTTATATTTTGATTCTCCGGATTGATGAAATCTTGCTAATGCCATATTAATTTACCCATTGTCCGTTTACAGCATCTCTAATTGAAAAATCAAATACATCTATTTCTGAAGAACCAGGAACACCGTAATGAGAGAAATCAAAATTAGGATCTAATAACTGTAAGCGAGTGATTATTGTATCTTTTGTAATTGGTTGATTATTTATTAAAAAGTAACCTATGTTGGTTTTATAAGGATCTAAGTCTTTTAATAATACAGCATCCAATAAGTCATTTTCTTTATCGTTATATGGAGGTGCAGCTATAGATGTGAAATAATCTAAAGTGATTCTTGTCTTTACTCCTGAAGGAATATAAACATCAATATTTCCTATTGTAGGTGCTTCGTTACTTTCCGGATCTGGACCATTACCATTATCATTCGTGAAATCTAAAACAAGTACTCTGTTTAGATACCCTTTAGAATATGATATTCCATTGTGGAATGCTCCACCTATTTTTATTTTATTTAAATAGCCAGCCATTCCGGTTGTATTGCTTCTGGAGTTAAATAAAGAATTTTAGGATCATCTTCATCTGCATTGATCAAATCAATATATTCTTGTTCACTTGCAAGAAATTTGATTTCACTTAAATCAGCGCTTTCAATCATATTGACAATATCTTGTGTTGTCAATTTATCTTCTTGAAAGAAGTTAAAAGTTCTACCTGAATAATCTATACCTATCGCTTGGCTTCCGGCAGGATAAGTAAAATGAGTTGCAAGAAGACCAGGGCCATCATCGATTTTTACTTCTCTCCACTGATAACGTGTTTTATTTTCGTTCACATAAGCAAGCATACCTTCGTAATACTTGAATGCATTATTATTTCCGGCTCCTAAATTTTTAATATCAGTAAGCGTTAAAAAAAAGGTTTTTCCATCCAATGGTATTTGACCATTAGAAATAAGCGCGGTAAGAATATTGGAGGCAGTTCCTATCATAATTTAATGAATTTGTAGAATACGTTTGAAGTAGTGTAATATTCCTTAGAGATAAAAATCTCAAAAGTTCCATCATAAATTCTATTGAAAGCAGTTTCATTTACAATGTTCCCAATAATATCAGTTATTTGAAATTGGTTATCTGTATTGGTTTTTATAGCAAAACCAATACGGCCAGTAGTTTGATACATTACAAATTTACCAGCTTCTAAATCTGATTGTAAATGAAGCTCAGCATTTAAATCTAAATAAGCTTGATCAATTAAATTGCTTTGATTGATATCGTCAGTTAGATTTTGAAATTGAAATGAATAAATTGGTATTTGTTCTCCTTCCACGGTTCCAGTATTTGATGAATATTCAGTTTCTTTTACATTGCAAAAACATCTATTGATGTGAGAATACAATAGCGCTTCCATAGTACTATACTTCCAAGTATTGGCTATTCTTTCCCATTCTTCAGGAGTGCTTGGCATAACATCATCTCCTATAGCTTCAGCAAGTCTATTTTCATATTCTATTTCCATATCAAGATATACTTGCTTACCGATTTCTCGATTATAATATCTTGGACGATTTATAAAATAAGTTACTCCAGCAGTGATCGCTTCAGCATGATTTTCAGGAATAACAGGATTACCATTTCCATCTAATAGCAAAGCATAATAAATAAGATTGAATTCATCTCTGGAGAAACCTTCACAGAAGAAAAGGTAATTACCTTGAATGATATAATCATCCGGACACATTCCCTGAGTACACATTCCAACGGCTTCTAGTGAAACTACATCTGCAGGAATTTTAACTTTAAAACGTTTTCCATCAGTAACGATACCACCGTTAAGCTTGCTGAATTTTATTTTTTTGAGAATTACTGAAGCTCCATAACCAAGATCTTTTTCGATTCTTGATATATGCCGTAGAATAGCCGGCTTCATTGAATTGATATTATCAATTCCGTTATCATCTTGAATTTGTTGCAAAATGGTTTCGAATGGAACTAAATTGGAGTACATATATATAACGTTTTATTAAGTTTGCCCCTCTTAAATTCCGAGCTAAATATAGGCAATAAATCTTTGTTAAAATTATCTTTATATAAATTTTCGATCTCTGGTAGTCGATTGCTTGAGCCTGTAAGCTTTTTTATCTTGACCATATAGAACATTTTTTGACTAGCTCTCATGTACCAATATAAACCTATAGCACCATCACTTCTACTGAATTTCTTTTCAGCTTTTCCTTTGGCCATTTTTCGAGCCCATTTTTTATAAATTACTTTCTTTAAAAATCCACCAAGAAAAAAATATATTGGAGATTCATTCATATAGAAATCATAGAAGTAAACTTTAAAATATTCTAATATGATTTTTTTATATAATGAAAGTGGTACCGGTTGAGGTTTCTTTTTTCTAGTCTTTTCACCAAGACAAAAAAGAGAAGGCGGGTACCTTCTCTTTTCAAGTTGAAACATGTCAAAAAAATATTTTACACTAAGTACTTCAATTTTAGATTTCTCTTTTTTCTTGATCATCTTTAGCATCGTTTTTCATATCTCCAACATCATCAGTTCTTGCTCTTAAAAATATGTTGAACTCACGAGCATTTACAGAATTAATTAGATCTTCGGTTAATTCATCAGGAAATGGATAAGGAGATTTTCTAAAGTTATATCCAGCTTCATCATCAGGATTTACAAGTACAGCTTTTACATTTACTGAAACTTGTTTTTGAGTGAATGACTTGGCTAATTTTCTAACTATGATATTCAATTCTGATTGAGAATCATCATTGAAATCATTAGGCTGAATTAGTCCAGGATATAATTCTAATTTATTATTTACATACTGCAGCATAGGTTGATATTTATTAAATCTATGCTTCTGATTGTTTCTAAATTCTCCGGGGGGAACTATCGCAATTGGATAGGTATCTATATCAGCTATTAACCCGAAGTAATTTTCAAAACGGATAGTCTTGGGGAGCGCCGGTGATAAGTAAACTTCGGATTGTAAGCTGAATGGAATAGGACCTAAGTCTTGATAGACTTCGATAGGCATGTTCTTACCATTCTTGTAATTTCTGGCAAGATGCTTACCTCTATGAATTCTAAGAAATGCGCGTAGCAATCTCTCATTTATAGGATCATCTTGGTTGTACTGACCACCTCTGACAATCTCATGAATTCCGTATATGATTTCTAATTCTGTTTTCATTATTTAAATACTTTAGCGAAAGATTCTTCTAAACTATTATTTACTTGCACTCTTTCATCTCCAGTACTTTTAAATACATGAGTACAGACTTTTAGAATAATTTCTTCAATACTATCATCAGGCAAATCAACAATTCTATTGTCTTTTTTTCCTGTAGTAGCAAAGCTTGGTTTTTTACAGTAAACCAACTTTAAATATTCTGGAACATAGATTCCAGATCTAATACCAAATAAATTTGCTTCTTGAACAATTTCAGGATAATCCTTTGTAGCTTCTCTATAAGGATTGTTTCTATCCATGTTAGAGCGTGCGTGTTGCTTTAAATCTGCACGGATGCACTTAGAGCCATCTTTGTAAATAACGTCATAAGCGACAAGCCTATGGTAATTTACAGGAAGAGGTGTGATAAACCTTTCGGTATCATTTTCATCTCTAATGGCAATAACTTTTTTATTCTTAATTAGTGGCCGAATTGCTTCGACCACTTCTTGAGTTTTTTCTATGACTTTAAGCTGACTATTTACAAAGTCGTAAGTTGAGGTTTCAAAATACATAAGTAGCACCTTCATAACAAAGTAATCAGATCCTATTTTATCACAAAAGACTTTCATCTTTTCGTCAATTCCGGCTAGTGAATAGTCCATACTTAAAGGGAGATTATTTTCTTAGTTCAGTGTATAATTCTTCAACTAATTGCTGATAGAAATCAGGATTCTTTTCAAAGTAGTCAACTACTCTTTCTTTAGAAATACCAATGTTTCTACCTCTATACTTGAATACAGCTCCATCAATATCTATGATGTTGATACGTACCATTTCTGTAATTTCGAAATTGTACTGAGCTTCTTTCATGTTGTCAAGAATTCTATTCACGTTTTCAGCATTCTTATAAGAACTACGTACATACTTCTTCAGAATACTTTTAAGTTTTAATAATTCTTTCCCAGGATCATTCATCAACTTCTCTTCACGATATTGCAATCCAAGAGCATTTAAAATGTATCTGGTTCTATCTAATCCTAAAGTTTTACCTTTTTCAGAAGAGATGTAACCTACAAGTTGATCAATATAATTTTCTTGTTCGATATCTTCAACATCTTGATGGTCAAGATTTTTTAGCGTATAAAGCGGATTGCTTCTTTTCTTGCTATATCTTTTGTCGTCCAAGTGGACTTGCTCATTGTTGATACCTATTTCCGGATGCTTGATTAAGTGATCAAGGTCCAATAGATCTTGTCTATTTTCTGAAGGCTTGTAATTCTTAATTACTTTGTCAATCCAAACACCGTGTTTATGTCCACCTTGAGCATTCTCAGGATAAACATCTTTACCGGAAGTTGGATCCTTATAGCTACCGATCATACGGCCACTAAATCCTTCAATTCCTAACTTGTTAGTTAGCTTAACTCTTAATTGCCAAGTACCTCGCATAATTCCTTCGCGAAGCATCTGGTCTCTTTTCTTCAATTTTTCAATTTTGTCTTCGTGTAATGTTTCCATGGTTATAATAATAAAAAGCTACCTCCAGTGCGGAGGTAGCTTGATTAATAAAAACTATCTAAAAAATGAAATCAGTAGCTTTTTGTCCAGCGATAGTAGTACCGTTAAGATCTCCACCATCCCAAACTGCTGAAGCTTTTAAGATACCACAAGAACGAGTATCATAAAGAACAGCCATTTGCTCAGAAAGCATATGCACAGCGCATCCATCAAAACCACTTGCCGCATGGCTAGAGTTTTTGCTAGAAGGATCGAAAGATGTCATACCATCTACAAACTTACGTTTGTGCTCTCTTTCTTGACGAGATATGATCTCGAAGTTACCAACTCCATCTACAGAAGTCGTGTTGATTATGTAGATGTTACCAGTACCCACAAGTCCACCGTTTGTAGGAAATAAACCTGGGTGGTTGAAGATTTCATCTTCGATGATAGTAATCTTGTTGTTCAAGTACTCATAAGTAGTAACATTGAATCCAAGAGTAACATCTTGTCCAGTTGTGATGTTGTAAACAATATTGTTTCCACCACCATTTCCTGAATCAAATTGAAGAAGTTTCTTCATACCTCTATCAAAAGCTGTTCTACCAATACGGTCAGTTACAGCTAAGAACTCATTGTTATCAGTTCCCGCAGGGGAACGAGTAGCAAGTACGTTCAATAACGCTTCGATAAGTGTATGAACTAATCCGTTGTTAGGATTATAATCGAATGTTGCGTTGTCTTGAATTTGAGGGATCCAACCTTCTCCGATTATCGGAGCTGTCATACCTGACTCAGCACGGAAACCAGAAAGCGAAAGCTTATTGGTACCGTAGTTTTCATACCAAGAATGAGTTTCAGGGTTCATGGTAGTTCTAGAGAAACGTAAAGAAAGTTCGTTGAACATTCTGAACATTTCATCAGCCTTCATAACCTCAGCAAATTCCCAAGAACTTTCGTTTTGGTTTTTACCGTTCCAGATCTTAGCTACTTTTTGACTTGCAGCTGAACCAGTCATAGTTAATGTGTAACGAGAGATAACTGAATAGTTAATTCTCCATTTGTTACGAGAAGTTCTTTGGCTACCTTTCATAGACCCTTCACCAAATGCAGAACCACCTTCACCAAGAACGTTTCCGTCAGCTAAGTGTGCTTCGTCAAAAAGTGGAGCTTCACCAATAAACTTACCATCGTAAACAACGTTGGTTTTATCTGCAGATGCTCTACCAGGTTTCTGAATTAAGAATTGAAGACCAAGACCATTGTCTAAGTTCATTCTATCGTTAGGGTTGAATTTGTCTCCAAAAACACCATTATCAGGATCATGAGCAATAGCAATAGAACCTGGAACATCAGTTTCTACTTTAGTTGCATCAATACCTCCTGTGTATGCTACTGCGCCAGCTTGTCCAGAAATATCCGGACTTGGATTGGCAGCATCAAAATATCCTCCGATATAAGCTTTCCCAAAAGAGTAAGCTGGAAGAATATTCATTCCTTCATAAGAAATACGGTAAGCATTATCATTAATGCTTTTATCTCTTTTCATTTTACCAGACTGAACCCCTTGGTTCACTCGGCCAGTATTATAAATCCATGACTGGAATTTATTGTACTTTTTAAATAAGTCGAAAGTCTTTCTTTCAACTGCGAAGTCTTTTGCCATCAAAGTAGTCAGCGAGTTGTCTTCGGTGTGGATTTGGGGATTGAACCTTTCTACAGGTCCACGCATAAGTAATGCCATTTTTTTAAATTTTAAGGTTATAAAAATTTGTTTTTATAGTCCTTAAACTTCACTACCATTGGCTGATCGGTTAAAGGGGGTAATTGTAATAAACATAATTTCAAACGGCTTTGCCTGTTATCCATTACTTGTCGCTTGTTAAAGCGGAAATTAATCCTTGTTGTGTAGATGCTGAACCACTGGTGCCTCTTCTTTGGGCTTTAGTTAATGTAGAAGCAGTATTGTTTTCTTCGTTCTTTTCAAACGCATCAATAGCAGCCTTCAGTCCATCACTATAGGTTAATCCGGAACTTTTTTTATAGATTTCTTCTCTATACTCCAGTATCGCGGCTAACTCTGTGGCTAATTTAGGATCACCTTTCACTTTTTCAAGGAACTCCCCAGAATTTACAGATTTATAAACCTTGGAAAGTGTCTTTTTATCAGGATTGATACCAAAAAAACTCTTAGAGTTATGGATATCAACCACTGCATTTTCAATATTTTCTTTTCTAGTACGCTTTAAAGCATTCTCAGCTTCTTCTTTACGTTTTACAATTTCTTGCTTGGTATTAAGAGCTGGATCTATTTTCAGTTCTTTAATATCTCTACGTAAATTTTTGGCATGAAGACCGATAGTTCTATTATCAATGATTTCTTGAAGTTGATTTTCAATTTCATATTGAACATCTTCATCATTAAGATCTTTACCTTCTTGAGCTGCAACCATTTCATATTGCTTTCTCATAAGACCTTCATCATTCATCACTTGAGGATCTACCAATTTCTGATAATAATCTAAAGTGGTTTCCGCACTTTCTAATTTTTGTTCATCAGTTTTATCATCAGCTTTGTTGTCCTGAGCTTTTAATGCAGTTCTAAATTCTTCAGCGGATTTGAAATCCGTTCCGAATTTAGCATTTAAAGAGGCTAGATCTTCATCAGTAATATCTCCTTCCGCTTGCTCTTCTTCTTCTTCTCCGAAGTTAAAAGAATCTTCCTCTTCCTCTTCCTTTTCTTCTTCAGCAGTTTGTTCAGCCGGTGGATTAGCTGGTGCTGTAGGTGCAGGAATTTCCTCTGCGGGAGTGTTGTCATTTCTAAATTCTGATGTGTCAAAATCATCATCATCAGTTTCAGTCTCGTTTAAATTACGGCGAAACATTTGATTTTCATCGATAGTATTTTCTTCTGGTCCAGGCATTTTCAAAAATTTATGTTAAACAAATCTATAAAAAAATATTAATTATTAAGCTATTTAAGCTTTTTGAGGTGTCTTTTTTGTATCACTTCGATCTTTTTGTTCTAATTCAGCAGCTTTTACTCTTTCGGTTGTAGTAGCTTTCATACCTTCTGTGATAGCTTTATTGTTAGCATATGTATCAGCAATTCTTTCTTGAGAAGCATTTCTATCATCAGCAATTTGTTTTGTCTGTTCTAGTTTAGCTTGTTCGGTTTGAGCTTCTAATTTAGCTTGTTCCTCAGCAGCTTTTCTATTTGCTTCTTGCAATTCCATATAAGATTTCATGGTTCTTTTGAAAACCGCTTTTTTCTCTGAAGCTGTTTCAGCTTCGAGAACATCAATTAAACCTTCCATCATTTCAATAGCATTTGAAGATGATAAAGCTTGTTCTGCAGCGGCATCAATTCTTTGAGCTTTTTCTTTATCCTTACGGCTATCAGATAAATAAATACCTAAATCAGATTCAAAAAACTCTTTGTAAATCTTAATGAATTTAGCTTCTAAATCTCCAAAAGCCATTTGTAATACTTCTCCTTCAGAATAATCATGTTTAGATTTCATGATCACTCGCTCAATAAGCGTTTGCACAAATTCATCAAAAGGAGTGAATACAACTTCTGTACGTGCAGCTGAACCCGCGATTGCGGCATTAGTTCCTCCGGCAGTTTGGTATTGTCCAACTTGACCTTCACGCTCTGGAGATATCCCTACAAACTTACTAGCCATATCTTCAATCATTGCCAAAGCAGTAAACATATCTTGCATAGTTCCTTTTGCAGATAAGTCAAGTGAATTGAATTGATTGAAAGTATTTTTTTGTTGAGCTCTATCTTTAGAGTTTATGAACATGATCTTATCTTTCTTGATGTGGTGCATTACTCTATCAAGTGCAGAATCATATCCTTTTTTAGAAACATCTTTAGGAGTTTGAGCAACATCATATATTAAAATACGACTATCTCCCATGTGCTTTACAGCAAGTCTAATTTCGAAAAGAATTTCAGAAGCTAATTGTTGTAGTTGATACAATTTAGCAGCTGGTGATTTTATTTGAGAACTTCCAGTAGCAATATCTCTAACTAAAGAAACTACCGGTAATTTACAAATATATGGATTGTCAATAGAAGAGAAACGTTGTTTCATAATTCCAAAATCCAAGCATATTTCAGGACCTAACATTTGAACAAATCTTGGCACTTCACCATAGATTTCTTTTATGTTATCGTTCTCTCTGGCTTTTTCATCTATACCTAGTTTCTTATAAAAAACTTTTTGAGTTTTTTTGCTTTCAGAAACTTTGATAGAAACTTTTTTCTGAGATTTCCACATACCGCTAACCACTCTCATACGTGTAGTTTTGTTATCGGTATTTACCCAGCCATCATACTTCTTAGCGTTTTTTAAAGGCTCACTATTATTGGTATTATCTCCAGTAGTAAAAGCACTAAAGATAGCATTTACAGCATCTTTCTTTTTCTTATCTAATTTGAAAATATTGAAAATCTCATTTTTCGTCAACCAATAGTTTTCGAAAAAATATTCATGATCATCTTGAATAGCTTGATAAGGATCTGTATCATGGTCAGCATCTAAAGGATGCACTTTTCTTGCAATAGTATGGCCTTTCATTTTATCAACTATTGCATGGCATTGATCAGCAATACAAAAGTCAGTGAACATTTCCGGTATTCTATTTTTACCTTTATTCACTTCAAGCCAAAGCTGTGCTAAATTATCAGCTACATCTTCAGCAATCATTTTGAACTTCTTAGTCATGAACTCTTCTACATCTGGAGGAAGCTCAACATCTTTGTGTTGAGTTTCAATCTCAAATCCAAGTTCTTCTTTAGTTTCTTGCGATACCCCACGCATTACTTCTTCAGTAAGAAGATCTAATTTTTTATCTAACTTTTTTGAAATTGATTTTTTATCTATAACGTAAGCTTTTTTCCTAAGTGGTCGGCTCATGTATTCCCCAACAATTTGCTCGATCTTAGTTTGAATCAAAGGATAAACAATAAATTGAACTCCCAAATTAACTCCATTAGGACAAGTGATGGATTTTACAAGTCCTTCTTGTTCTGGAGATAGTTCAGCAAAGTAAGCTCGATAAAGCTTTTCAATTTCTTTTTTTCTATCATCTGCAGTTCCAGGATTAGAAAATCTAGCATACTCTATAGCATGCTTAATGTGAAATTCCTCGTTCTTCTGATTTTCAGGAATTGTTTGGTCGGGGAGTGCAAAGTAACTCATTGGGGATATTTTAAGATAAAAATATTAATTATTATTTATTTTCTTATGATGTTCGTTCAAAATGAATGACATAGGATCATGACCGTATTTGTCAAGTATATCTTGTCGCTCTTTCTCAATGTATCTTTGATTCTCTACAATAGTACTTTCATACTTTTCTTTTTCATATCCTTCAAGATCATATTCTGGTTTGAATTGAATTAAATCTTCATCGTAAGAATAAGGATCTTTCTTGTTTGTTAATTGTCCAAAGGTTTGATATTCGTATTGTCCGTTTTCATTTACAACCCAAGTTCCTGCACCATCTAATTCAGAAACATCATTATGGTCTTCTTCTATACCATCGGTAAGATCTCCGAAAATACTCATTTTATAAATCATTGCCATTGCAAAAGCAGAACCTAAATCTGAGTTTTCTTCTCCGAAGTCAATAAGATGCAACAATATTTCTTCAAACCAGATATTATTCCAGAAATTATTAACCTCAGCTTTTAAAAGCTTCGCAGATAATTTCCATGAATGCTGATTGGACATTTTAAATCCATATGTATTCGCAGCATTAGAACTATAACCATCTATATCAGGTCTTCCGGCAAGATGCTTAGTACCACCACAATCAATGAAATGTTGCTTGATAGCAATCTTAGTATATTCCAGTAGCATTTCTGAACCATAATATACCGTTAGTCTGAATGTTTGAGAATAGAAGACATCATCTTCATCTGAAGTTCCACGATCTAGTATATACGCGATAGGGAGATTGCAAACTTTATTTATACTGTAGAAACAGCGATACACAATCGTTGCACCTTCAGAACCAGTACCTTCTTTTACTTCATCATCATAACTATCACAAGCAACTAAGTCAGGACAGTAAGGAAGATTTTTGGAATCAATAGGATCCATAATCTTCTTAACAGTACCAAATTCTTTATCATCTACAAAAACAGCTTTAGAACCTCTAGTGAAATGTATCTTGTCATATTCTTTCAAGTTTTTGGCTCTGGCCGCAAGCTTTTCAGTTATAGGATCATTAGTCTTCCACTCAATTCTACCTGTCTTAATTTCGTAAGGGCAGTTATCAAGATTTGCTAATTGAGCATTAAGTTTTTGGCGATTTAAATAACCACCTGAATTCTTAATGAAAATATCAGCTTCTTTAAGTGGGTATGATTGAATATGTTTTACATAACCTTCAGAACCTTCTTTTTCTAAACGCTCTTTAATGATGTGCTCATGAGCAGCTTTAGAATTTGTTCTACCTGTACGGAAATCAAAGAATGATATTTTTTCTCCTGTTTCTTCATCAGGAATTCCATCTCCAGGATAGTAATCAGTAGCAGAAACAAAAACTTTTTTAAGGTTGTAAGTTTCTTTACGGCTATGCCACATGCTCTTATATCCTTTAGAACCTTTATCAATTTCTCCACCGGTACCATATACAAGTGGTGTTCCAAATTGAATAGATCCTTCTTTGAAACATGGTTCGGTAGATTTGTATGCAGCAATTAAATCTTCGAAAAGTCCAGCTTCTTCAAAGATTACCATAGAAAGCGATTTACCCTCAAAACCTGTTGGTTTTGCGTACATCGTTTTCATGTACATACTGGATTTTAAACCACCTTCTTTTTTCTGTTTGTTCTCTGTGTATTGGTAAGATAATCTGATTTCATCAGCATTACGAACACTGATACTGGACCTGTATTCAGGTCTAATATTGTCAAGTAGATATTGCACTTTCTCATAGAAATCTTGTGCTTTATCATCTTGTCCGGCAGCTACTCCAATTTTGTTTCCTTTGTAGAATAATAATTCATAAGCTGAAGAAGTAGAACCTACCCACGATAAACCTACTCGACGTGGTTTACCAATAACAAGTCCATAATGACCTCTTTTAGCTTGATGTATTTCATCGAATAATCTCCTATCTAATTCTCTGTAGAATGGAGAACCCATGCTTTTTCTTGTTGCTCCTGGTTCCAGAAGCTCAATGTTACACATGTTTAGGTAAAAGTAATGTTCACCTGTGATTGAAGGCATGTAAGCTCTAGGCTTATAACCATTGATACAACGGTTATCTTGTTCATCCCAAAAATCATCATATGCGATAGTTCCCGGATTATAGTCAGGAATTTCTTCCTCTATAAGCGGACGATAGTATGTACTATCAAAACGATCCCAATTGATATTTACTTCCATAAGTAGGTTATTAAAAAAGGCACCGGTATTCATTTCTGAATATTCGATACCTTTTCATGGAAACAGAAGATTTGTTAAGCTACCTTTTATCTTGATAAAAAGTATTCTTCTTTTTTTCTGCTTTTTGTTCTAGTCTTGAAAGTTTGTACCCACCACGCGATGGCGAATTCTCGTAAACATCATTTCCTTGGATATACTCATTGTACTTTTTCAAATCTTCGTTAATCTTACGAAGTCGAATAGATATCTTCTCCGGATTCTCGAAAATCATTTTTTCTCCATCTGAATTTTGTCGATTATGGGGCTTACCAAAATAACGTTCAGATTCTTTAAGATCTTCTAAAGCTGTGAGTTTTCTTTGGAAATGAATTTTACCTTCTTCTACAGTTAAATCAAATTGAAGTTCATCATACTTGATCAAAGCTGCTTGAATTTTTTCAAGGTTCCAATTAAAGGCACTTCTATCACCAATTACTTCTTCCATTGCTTTTTTTGGACGATCTGCATCGGAATAAAAACGTAAAGGAGATTTGTAATCTGCGGTGAGAGCAATTGCTGTAAAACATTTAAGACCTAATTCCTCGTCATAGATTACTTCACGGAATTCCTTGATGGATAATACTCCATCATCTTCTTCGGAAAGTTTTATCAATCCGGTTTTCGTGTCTATTGGGGTTAGATACATATGTTAACAAATGTATAAAAAAAAGAGGATGCAATTGCACCCTCTTTTTAATTAGTGATATTTTTCGTTTTCAAGGTAAGCTTTAATCTTCCGTTCCATGGTTCGCCTTGCTGAAAACAAGTGATAACGATTGTTCATTATCTTGTAAATATCCTCTGGCTTTTTCTGAGGATATACCTTGCGTAGAAACTCACTAAGAAATCCGGTTTTATATACAGCCTTCTCCGTATTTGTCTTGAATTTTTCAGGTACGAAAAAAGATAATTTTGAAGAAGACTCCGCTTTCTGTAGGTCCTCCAGTTCGAAGTCTCGATAATCTAAAACTTCGGAAGGATTCTCTATCATAGCGCCATCTTCATAAACTATCATTTTTTCACTCTGGCTTTAGTATTCATTGTACGTACTGCACTTTTTGGCTTTTCTTCAGGTTTCAATTTTTGAAATCTTGCAACTTCTTGATTGTGCTTTTCATGAAGTATATCAACATACCTACTTGTTGTAGCATCTGGAAAATCTCGGGCAATTCTTCGCATTAATTCATCATCAACTGACTTGATTATTTTATTATTCCTGTCAATTTTTTTCTGAAGAATTTCTTCTTGCTCTTTTAAGAATTCATCTGAAACGATTTTCTTTTCAGCTTGTTGCCCTTCAATTCTATTGTGGTAGGTGTACATTTCTCTACTAGCCATAGCCACCATAGACTGAGCTGTGATTAAGTATTGAGTTGATAGTTTGGATAAATCTTTTCCCATATTATACTTTGTTACATTTTAGGTTTTTTTTATTCTTTATGTGATTACTAAAATAACCACCTACACTCGGAGAGTCCGCTAACTTGTCGTAATCTTTTCGCTCTAATGGAGCATAAGCATAGACAGTATCATTCGTTTTGAAATGAACGTAAAGTGTTTTCTTTTCAGGATAATAAGCGATCTCTTGAATAAGACCGCTATTTTTCACTTTAGTTCTAGGCCATGATGGATTAATTGGTAATATGTGATCCATTATGATTCTATTTTAAATTCTTCCCAGTCTTCAGCCATGATATCAGTTTGACTTGCTAACCATCCGTTTACGATAGTATCATCAGCTGCTTTCATACAGATGTATGAAGTTACTTTTACAAATTCAAAAACTTCTTTACGCCCAAGATGTTTTCTATCATAATATCTTTTCACTTCATCAGGAATTGATACTGCATTAAAAAATACATGTGCTGGAAGTTTATCTTCAGGACGTGAAAAAAGAAACATATCTTTTCCGTTCCAACCTTTACGAGTTACGAGCTTTCCTTCTTTAAGTAGCTCTATTGCTTGTCCAAAATTCATATTAATATTGTTGAGGTTTGTAGATATCTGGATCTACGATTACTGATTCCGTTGTTAATATCATTCCCATAATTGAGACAGCGCTTTCTAAAGCTACACGAGTAACTTTCTTTGGGTCCATAATTCCAGCTTTGATCATATCATCTACATACTTGATCTCACGAGCATCAAATCCCATATTGAAATTCGATTCCATTTCCTGAATTCTTTCAATAGGAATATTATATCCTACATTTTCTACAATTTGTTCAAATGGTTTTCTTATTGCTTTAAGTAATACCTCAGCGCCTTTCTTACGATCTTCGTTATTACTAATGCTTCCAATATTCATTTGACTTAAACTAAGAAGTGCAGTACCACCACCCGGGATAACACCTTCTTCGTATGCCGCTTTAATTGCATAAAGCGCATCCGTTACACGAGCTTGCTTCTCTAATAATTCTGTATCACTAAGACCTCCAATATGAATAAATGATAAACCTTCAGTCAATCTAGAAATTCTAGAATTGATTATTGATTTTTGATATCCATCAAGATTTTTAGTTTTCAATTTATCGCGAAGTTCTGAAGCTCTCTTTTCAGTATGAGCATCAATTTTTTCATACTCTTCATCTTTAAGACCAATCGGCCCTTTAAGAGAACTTGTATGTTGACCGATAGTGATCTCTTCAGATTGTGGTAAATAATCTAAAATGTTTTCATTGTCCAAAGAATAGAAATCTAATCCTTCATCAGTGAAAATTTCTTTTCCCATTACAATTGAAAGATCATTAAGAATATCAATCTTATCATTTCCGAAACCAGGAACACGACAAACACAAATTTTGAAATTCTTTTTGACTTTATTCTCAGCCATAATATTCAAAACAAATTCGTCGATATCTTCACAAATGATCAATAACGATTTATCACCTTCATGAATCTGAGTAAGCAAGATATCTAAATTGTCATAAGGCTCAATGTTCGTAATCTTTTTATCTGTAATGTAGATATACGGATTTTCAAGAACACAAACTTCTTCTTCTTTTCTGTTCATGAATACTCTGGACTTATAACCCATAGGTAAAGTCAATCCATCTACAGTACTTAAAAAAGTTTTCTCAGTATGAGATCTTTTGATATTTACAATTCCCTGTTTTCCGGAAGTCTTGAAAGCATCAAAAACTACATTTGCAATTTCTTCATCATTGTTAGAAGATATCAAGGCAACTTGTTTTAGAATTTTATTATTCTCTTTGTTGTCCTCGGTAACATCTTTAGATAATTTTGCCAATTGATCAACAATCAATCTTGCCATATCATCCATTCCTCTTTTCATTTCTAAGAGGTTTGTATCTGGAGCTTGCTTTAATCCTTCAATAAGAATAGCTTCTCCAATAACCGTAGCGGTAGTGGTACCATCTCCAGCTTTACTATCAGAACTATTTGCAATATCCTGGATTGATTCAATAGCAATCATTTCAAAAGGATCTTCAGAAGCCATGTGTCCAGCAACGGTAACACCATCTTTTGTTGAGAATGGTCTTTCATCCTTATTTCTAATTAGCACATTTCGTCCACTTGGACCTAATGTCGCTTTAACTGCTTTCGCAATTGAAGAAACCCCGGAAGCTAATTTCTTCCGGGCATCTTCACCATATAGTACTTTATTCATAAATAATTAATCTTTTCTTATTTCTGATAACACTCTTCCTAACTCAAATTTAGCTTCACACGTATAATTGTAAGCATTTGTTCTAGCAATAGAAGCTTCTCTTGAAACGTCAAAAGTTTCAATACCTTTCAACCACTCTGCAACTTCTTCATAATCATCACGAAGTTGATTCACAGCCACTAATACATCAAGCAATCCAAATTGATTCAACTCTGCATAGTTCTCACGCTCTTCGTAAACATCTGCAGTTTTTGGAATCTCACGTAAGTTGGTAGCTTTCTTGTATGGATTAGCTGCACCAAATTCTGCAAGTAATTTTCCTAACCAAGCTTTAGCATAGAATGTTTTCTCAGTAACATCATCACTAACTCTAAAATGCTTCTTAGCCATTTTAGATAGCTTATCCAATTTCTTACGATAGTCTTTTATCTCTAAAATCATATCATCATTACTCTTACCCTCTTCACTACTTTCACCATTCCCCTGTTCAGTATTGAGTTCTTCAAGTCTAGCGTCAATAATTGCAAAAGCACCTTTTCGGTGATCATCTCTGAATTCGATTTTTCGTAGTTCTTCTAAAGCATCTCTACTATCAATTTTAGCAACTTCATCTGCAAATTCTGGAAGATATTCATCTTGAATATCTTCTAAATTATTTTTACTTTCAATTGGGACCGCCGGAGTTTCATTCGTATCTGTAGGAGTAGGAAGATCTCTTGGGGCTGGAGGTGTTTGAGTGTTGTTGTCTACAGGAGTGGTTCCTTTATCTTCAGTAGTAGAACCAGCTTCATTATTTTGAACTTCTATAAGTTCTAATCGCTTAGTTTCAATTGCAGCTAAAACCGTTTTTCTTGGTTTTTCCTGATTAGATTCAAGTGTAAAAATTTGACTTAAAAATTGTAAGCTTGTAACATCAGCTACTTTCGCTATGAAATCTGTAGCATTTAATCCTTCAAAATCTTTTGTTGTCATAATCATTAAATTAAATTAGTTATTGTTTCGGTTCAATCGTCAACCAACCACCATCCGGTAACAACTTCAGGTTTTCAGTTTTTTTAATAATAATATCATCTGCAAGAACCTCATTGTAGATAATAATTTTTCCTACAAATTTTGGATCAAGATCCTTCCCAACTTTTAAAATTTCTGCAGCAGTTAATAAAACTCGATTAGATGCAAAATTGCTTTTAAAATAATCTGAAATAGGTTTGATCAAAAATTTTTTGGAAGGAATTTCAATGTCATTGTAGTCTTTCATGTATATATAAATAACGTAAACCCGCTGATAGTGCGGGTTTACAGGTGATTAATAAAATAAGTTAATAAATAATTATGTGGGGGGTAGCATGTAGTCATAGATTATTATCGCTTTATGGGATTGCTAATCTAGTCAAAACGTCAAAATGGCGCAAGTATTATTTAAGAAAATTTCGGCATTAAAGTCAAAGCATGTTGTTTTGCCATTTCCAAAGACTCTCTCATTCTTTTTTGAAAATTTAATTTTCTTTGTTCTATCATTTCTTCAGTAGCATATATTGGTTGTGGATCTATAACAAATATTCCATATCCATGCAACGATGCTATTGTATGAATAAAACCCCAATCATATCCTTTATCTAAAAGAATTTCATAAAATCTTTGATCTTGCCATTGTGCCATATCTAAAAGTTTGAGAATATAAATCCACAATCATTTGGATTGCGTTCTTTGCTATTAATAAACATAATTTTGTCTCGCTTTATATGATGCATCAATCTATCCAGATCTTCTTTACTTACGCTAGGCAAAAAGTCTATATCGTAAACTAAAACTCTTGGCGGTTCTACAAAATACTGTAATCCCAATATAGGATCATAGTTGAATACCATCGTTGTCTGAATTGAATTTTTTAATTCTTCTGGATAAGGATTTACAGAAATCTTCTTATGAGTAATAGGAATTAAACCAGTCTCAATAGCCATCCTTCTTAATTCTTCGATCATATCAATTTTGAATTTCTTTTTTAATAAATCTTTTTTGAAATTCTTGATTTTCCATAGCAAATAAATAATCAAATACTTTTCGCTTATAAACTACAATTGTTATTCCTAATAATTTTTCACCCATTCCTGCAGTCATAGAATCAATTACTTCTATTTCTTCTTTATTTTTTTTATCAGTATATATCATATCATTTGAAAGTTATATAAAAAAAAAGCCGGCAATATTTCTATCACCGGCGCCCCCAATACCGAGAATAGTCCTACACTACTCTCTGCACTATTTCAATCTCTTTCAAATGCCTTTCTCAAGGTGGACATCAGTAAGTGTCTCATCATTACCATATCTGAAATAATACTTCTACAAATATATACTACGTCATTTTGACGTGCAAGAAAAAAGCCTACTTTTTTAAGTAGGCTTTAATTTTTTATTAAGTGTAGACCAAATCATCCCGAATCCGAGGTTTTGTCCTCGAATCCAATAAGATCTCCGTACTAAGGAATCCCACAGTCTTAGAATAATCACCTTTTAATATCGCTACATGGTTGTCTACAAGAACAGCATGAGAGATTAAACGGTAATCAAAATCTAACACAGAAATTACTTCCGGGCCTACGCTTAACTCTTTGTGAACAGATGCAACATCATCAACATGAACAATACTAACCTCGGGGAGAGTTAACAAAGCCAAGCCAATCATTCCGCATCCTACAATCAGAATCTTACGCATAATTGAAATAGTTGGTTAAACATTTATCGAAATACCAAGATAGTAATTTTTTTCAATTAAAAAACCCAGCCTGTAGGGAGCCGGGTTTTATAATCTAGATGGGGGTTTCATTTATTTATCTGGAAGCAAATATATAAAAATTATCCATTACAACCATTACACTGAAACGCACACCTTTCATTATGATCAATATCATCACCACAATAAAAATCCTCGCCAGTTACAATAGGAGTTTTGAAAGTCATTCGGAATTCTCGATCACGCCTAACCTTATTCTCCCAAGCAGTATAATCAGCAACTACTTTTCCGTTAGGAATTTTTTGCCCAAAAGGCTTCTTACAACTAAAGCACTTAGCTTCTCCATTAATATCAAAAAGAATACCTAAAGATTCAGAAGGTGCACACTCACAATATCTGCTTTCAAAGCATTCTACTTTTGGTAACGAATCTTTGCTTTTTTTATAAATAATCTTCTTTTGCTTTACATGCATACTGCCCTCTTCCATAATTAATGTGAAAGATTCTTTCCTCCAGTAAAATCTCCAGAAAATCAAAGTGTCCTCAGCCAACCAAAATTGCTTCTCACAATCATTCATAATATCAAGGTTTAATATCACAAATATAGTGAACGCCAAATTGACGTGTTCGCGTAACTCCGAAAAATTTTCAGAAAAAATTAAAAATTGGATTCACGGTTGCTTAATAGGGTTTTACCCCCTCCCCCCTTCGGGGTTTCGGGGGCCGCCCCCCTCTTGCGGAAATTCAAAAAAGAGAGTCCGTTTAGGCTCATAGGCAGGTAGACTATTCTCCAACTAAATCCTTAATACATATAATCATGGGATCATTTAAATCTATTACGTTCAAAGCAGTATCAATCGTAAGTGGCGAACTGCACTTTATGGCACAATCAACAGCTGATTCAATCAAGCACGCTGAAGGCTATCTAGGTCACAAGCTCACAGGAGCCAACAAGCAAGACATCATGTCTAAGCGAGTACAACTAACCAAGGCTCAACAAGCAGACTACAAGAAGTGTGCACAAACCTTGAGAGGTACTATGTCCAACAAGTTTAAGGCTATAACACTAGACTAAGCTATGACAACATTAGGCATCATCATCATCATCGTCCTAGCTATCTGGGAGAGCTACGAGTACTATCAACTACTAAGAAAGAAGTAATGTACTACAAGATCCACGTTATCACCAATGTAATGCGCACCCGCAAGTGTGGTGTGCAAGAAGCTATCGCTTGGCTGGAACACAGACCAAGTGAAGGAGAATTCAAGTTTAACCCTCAAAACAAACAGTTATGAGACCACGTATCTACAGACCGATCAAAGCATCGGAAGATCACAAAGCAAAACGCGCTATTCAAGTAAGGCGTGAACTCAACGCCGGAAATTCAACAAATGATGTTGTATGGCGTAACATTCAACGAGATTGCGCTAGACTTAGCGCATAATTATTAATCAATTAAATTCAAGATTATGTCAAGATTACGTATTACCAAGACCACAGTTGCCGCCCGTTCAAAGAACTATTGTACTGATAAAGTACAAGTAGGCAACCTCAACCCAACTCGTGAAGTTTACTACCACGATGTTGCAGACTTCTATGAACTACCATGGTGTAGATTCAAGAAACAACTAATAGCTGCTATCTATGTGCAGCGAACACAGTTCAAAACTGATAAGGAGCATGCTACAGAACTCTATCAGCAGTTCAAGCAAAGCGTCAAAGTCATGCGACGTAGAATAGCAAGAGCCCAGTCCGAAGACCAGGCTCAATTTGATATAGCTTGCTAATTAATAACCAATAGATCATTAATGCTGACAAGCAAATATATGGATTATTTATCACCGAAGTTTACTTCTGGCTTCTTTTTAAGGCCAAAAAGTGATTTTAACCAATCCATTTGTCGGCGATTATGATAGTTTATCATATTGGGATTGATATAATGATCACTCAGATCATATTGCAAGAATCCAGCTACCACAAGTTCCTTACGGTATCGACTGAATAGATTTCGGTCCATGCTGAGGTCTTTGTAGGTAGCATTAACTACAATAGACTCCAGATCACAGCCGGCATTTACCTTATCAAGTAATGCCCACAGCAAGCTTCGAGCACTAGGCTTCAAGCTAGCGTATGCTTCAAGTGATTCCCGAGTAAGTTCATAAGTACGTGTGTATTCAATAGAGTGCTCACGGATTAGAGCTTTGATGGTATTAGTCATTAAGTCAAGTATTGGGTTAATTGTCAAGTTATATCATTGCAAACATAATAAATTGTAGCCTAAGTCAGGCTACATTTATTCAAAAATTGTAGCCTAAGTCAGGCTACATTCTAAGGTACGTTGTAGCCTAAGTCAGGCTACATTTTCTTTTCTAACTATCTCATTACTATAGAGTTAAGTGAAAAGTCTGTACCAGTATTACTATATAGTACGTGTACAAGCTATCAAAATTATGTACACACAATTACTATTACGTGTACTTGAACATTGACTCGGTAACGCTACGACGCCTTAATACTATGCGTTCTGTAGCTGTAATACCGTTGTTACGTGATAATTTACTCTATCGCGTACTTTACAATTTCATTCTACAAGTAATACTAAGCAATCTCGATAAAAAGAGAGATTGTCTTAGAGAGGTACGATATCGTATTGTTATCTCATTCAAACAAATATTTAAGTTTAAAACTACAAGATTATGAAGACAGTAAATTATTCAACAGTTGTTGTATCGTTCAAGGTTACAAAGTTCTTTGAAGCAAGAAGAGAGGCTAATGTAACAGTATCATTCATCAGTACTGATGGGGAAGTGATTTCGGAGAAGTCGCTACGTAAAGTTAAAGTAAGTGCATTATTGGGGTGGAGATTAACTCACAATGATGCTAGTGGTACTAAGTTCATTGAACTAAATAAGATCTATACTTCGAGTAATAATGAGAAGTTCAGAAAGACAAATCCATTGCAATTGGTACAATATGCTGTGGAAGGTAACTTGGAATACAAGTTGGCATGTGTTGAAGAGAGATCGCCAAAAGTAACTAAGCATTCATCTCCATTTGGAGGTGCAGATATGTTGGAGTTTAAGACAAGGTATCATTATGCTGAACATTACAGAAGATTTAGAATTGCTTATAGTGCGAGAGTATTGAAGCAGAAAAGTAAAGAAGCTGTTACAGCTTAGTATAAATCATATCTCCCTTCTTCCTTAGCGGAAGAGGGAGATTAATATTTCATTTATGAAAGTAGGAATGTTATGCAATAGAGGACATCAGTTTGTTGTTCAACAAAGTGAAGTAAACAAAACCATATTTAATAATCTTGGTTTAAGCCAATGGCAGTATGATCAGAACTGTAATTTACAACGTGAATTAGAAGTTCTCAAAGTCATGCATCATGCTATTGACAAACATAAGGGTGAAGACTTGTCTGAATACAAAATGATTGCTGGAGTATATGATATACTTCAATCCTCACTCATGCGCAAAATTCAACAATACTCCGGTATTATTGAATTCACTCATACTCAAAAGAAATGGCATTTAGTACCATTATCATTTGCGACTAAAACAAAATTAGGATTATTTATTAATCCGGAAGATGTAAGTGAATTCTTTATGGATTCATTTGTCTACATATAAAAACAGTTATGGCTAAAAGAAGATTCACAAGCGAGAAAAATGCTAGAGCATTTGCTAAGAAGATTAATGGAGAATTTAAAGATCTAAGGGACATACCTGGATCGATAAGTAAATTCGTAGTCAAGTATAACGGTACACCTAAAACTAAAAAGTTTTGGGATTCTGATCAATCTAATGATTGGTCTCCAGAAGAAGGTAGAGATTTTGGTTATCCAAATGAATACTGGAAATAAGAGCTTCTAAGCTAACATAATTACAACTTGGTAGGATTACATACATCAAGCCAAAAACATTCAAGAGTACCTATAAGGATATACTGTATAGGTTTTAATCATTCAATTCAACAAACCTGATTGCAAGGGATTATAAAACGTGCTCATTATCATCATGGTATTTACATTAAAATTCAACAACGGAGTTTACACAGTAGTATTTGGATTTGCAACTGTATCAATAGATCTTAAATCTATAGAGCAAGATGCAAGTTCAATACTTGATTTCATATCATCTGTAATTCCAGAAGAATTTGAAGATTATAAAGATATGTTGAGAGATAAAAATATCATCTCTAAATATCTACCACTAATCACTAGAGCTGTATCATGTATTGAAGGCTGTAATTCAGAGTACAGCTTGAGATTTACACCTGAAGGAAATATTGAGTTATTCGATATTAAAATGGAAGGTGGAACATTATACATGAAAGAGCTTATGCTTGTTATTAGTGAATTCCAAGAATTGGAAAAAGAGAAGATTGATAAATCCAGAGCTGAAACAAAAAGAATCTTAGATCAATTTGATTTAAATTCTGAAGAAGAAGAATTCACTGATATACATATCAAGAGAGGTTCTAACTACAATGATTTATTAATCATACTAGATGAACACGAATTGTTAACTGGACGTATAAGTGATCTTCTAAGCGATTGTGATATTACTACTAGGGTATCACAAGCAAGGTTAAATCATTTAAACTTAGCTATCCAAGAAGAGCAATTCAAAATATCATTTGAGGATTCAGATGATAATGAAGAAGAAATCATTAAAAGCTTAAGAGGTCAAATAAATTTAGATGAAACTGAAGAAAGAATGTATTCACTACAGTCTGATGAAGTTTATCCAGCTGGTACAGATGATGTAGCTCCTAAGCGTAAGAAATTAATATTTTCTGATACTCCAAGTAAAGGAGATTTCCTATATCATTTAAAATGTAATGGAATTATTGATGAACAATCTATGCATTCTAGATTAGGAGCGCTTGGTCTTCGTCGTCATAACAATATCACTTCTGATTTTTATGAAGAATTCAATGTTGAGGTAATCATTGGAGATGATAGCAACATGTAATACATTCAAATCCACACTATAGTGTAGATTATAATACATTACTAAAACAATGTTTCAAAAAAACATCTAATTCCTCATTACAATGTGGAATTAGATGTAATTAATAATAATTTAATTCAATTCAAGATGGGAACAAATAACAGAGGATCCAGAGGATCTAAAAAAGAGAAAGCTAATAAGTCAAACAAAATGACATTCAGAAGATTTACCGCTAAAACTGTACAAATATTTACAGGTGAAGCACACTTTTTAGTTAAATCTGCAGCTGATAGTATCGTAGCTACTGAAGCTACAATAGTTCATAAACTATTACCAGATATACCGTATAATCATATTTATGCGGATCGTCATAACAAGACTGAAGCTAAGCAAGAGCGTATCATTAATGATTGCAAGAAGCTTAAAGAGAACATGAACAAGATGTTCGCTTCAGCTAGCAAATGTGGTAATGATGCTGATAGCATTTATAATGCTGAACTTAATCAACAGTAATGAAAACTTCAGTAAAAGGATTAGCAGGATTTGGAGCAATAGTATTATTATCATTTATGATAGGGGATTTCATAATGACCTCAGCATTCTTTGGATGCTTAATACTATTGGGAATGTACGTGATGATCAACAGAACACACTTTCTGATTTGGATTGTCATGAAGATGAACACTGTGATTGATATATCCATATTCCTATTTACAATATTTGCTATGGCAAGCATCGGACTAAATATGTCCGGTGCTTTAACCGTAGCTGGATTGGGATATACTATGTGGATGGCTCCACACTTTCGCGAGAAAAGCGAAGAGTATGAGAAAAAACGTAAACCTGTTAAGAATAACAGATCTAACTATGATATGAGATAATTATGAAAAGATATATTTTCAGTGAACCTTTCAAAGGTACATTTCTAAATACAATTACAAACGGTGTAGTTGACTACACTGGAGTACTTGTTGAAGAAACTTACAGAGATAAGAATGGATTCTATTGTACCAGGAATACATATCAGAATGGTCAGACTCTCAAAAAATATGTTGAGAAAAAGAATCTAGATCGTAAAACTTTAAAAGTTGTAGATGAAGATACCATGCACAAAAGACTTTTGGAGTATTATGACAGCTTAGTTACTAAGTGGTCAGAAATTACAGAGGAAAAGTATTGGTATTACTTAGAAGTATTGCCACCGGAACGCTGGACAAAGTACACTTATGGAGATGTATTCTTCATGTCGGAAGCTTTAACCGGGAACATACATGGGTGTGTCTGCCAGTTTAAAGACAAATACTATTTTTGCAATCAGAAGATTAATATAAATATGAAAGATTTGATTGCCACAATTACAAATCAACTCAATACTTAAATTATGAAAAGAATATTTATTTTATTACTTGTAGTATTCGTGAGCTCATGCTCTAAAAATGATTTAATCATTCCTAACAGAGAAATGTTATGGGTTCAATTAGATAAACCAGGTGTATATAATTGGACTGATGAATCAGATCCAAGTGAAGCTTGGCAAGAATATCAATGCGGTAACGGACCTTACGATGTAAGAATCGAAGGCAATATGATTATTGTTGATACCTACAAAAATATTAGTTGGGTAAAACATTTAACTGGTAAGTATCGACGTGAAGCTGTAGATATAGGCATTATTGAAGGCACTAAATTTAAAGTAAAGGTTGATACTCCAGACAAGTTTGGACAGGTTATACGCATAGCATTTGAACCTGAGATAGTTGAATAACAATTTTATATATTTGTTACTCACTGATATATCATTTAAACCCCCAAATTATGGCAGGAATTCCAAGAAGAGACAAAGGCGCTGCAGCTATTGTACCTGAGTCTAACGAAGTGGTAAGACAAGTCAATTCAATGAATGCTCCAGAATCAGTACAAGCTACTGGTTTAGATCTGGAACCAAACAAAGATTTGTATGTCGCAGCACATTCAGCAAATTTCGGTAATATCGTTCAAGGTATGGCCGCTTATGTAGGTAATCGTAGAGGATATGTGAAATCCAAAACGTTTACCGGTGTTAATCCTAATGAAGTGTTAGCTTCAGTAACCGTAGGTTATAAGGATAAAAAAGGTGTAGAGGAAACTAAAGTTTATACGGCAGCTGACTTAGCATCTGATTCAACATTATTCTTTCAGAAAGAAAGAGTATAGAGTAACAAATTTATTATAACAAAAAGCCACCTTAATAGGGTGGCTTTTTTAATTACATCAAGATTATGAATAGCATTAATGGTATGGATTTGACTGAACAAGAAAATCAAATCTTACGTCTTTACGCAATGGGTAAAGAGTATGAAGAAATTATTCAAACTTTATTTGAAGAGTTTGGAGAGAAATTTAATAATCGAACACTCGGTTATAAAATGGGCGCAATCAAAAAGAAATTAGATTGCAAAACACAATTTCAAGTAGGATATCAATATTCTCACAAGGAATTTCAATCAATAGTAGAAAGTTTAAAAGATCAACATGATATTGTTCTCAAGAAAGCTGAGGTAAAATATTTCTCAGATGGCTACAAGAAAGGTCATGATGAATCTTTAACTAGAATACAGAGTAATGAAACATCATTCGGAATTATAATGGGAGTGTTATTCACTACCGTATTCTGGTTATTCTTTTACTATTTCATTATTAAATAAATCAAGATTATGGAAACAAGTTTTCAATTATTCACTGTAGTAGAAGATGGTGATTTATTCGTTCCTTTAAATAGCATACATCAAAATCTTTCAACAGGAAAGTTTATGTTGTATGATCAATTTGAAGATACAGATGATGGAACCTTCCCAAGAGTTTCAGACTATACAAGATTAGCCAATAAAATAGAAAACTATGGAGCTTCAGCTTTCATTCATTGGCAAACTGGAAGAAAGTTAAAAGCTGATACTGGTTATTGTACTGTAATTAGAGAAGGCAAATCAGATAGTGAAGCAACATTAGTATTTGATAAACCCATCAAAGTTTCTTTTGGTGAAATTAATGGAGAACATATTGTTCGAAATGTTACAGAAATCAAAGGAGAATTTGATTACGATTGGTTCTGGAGAAAAAACGGTAGGCAAGAAAAAATTGCCAACGGTTGTGAAATTTATTTTAACTGTAAAGAATTTAAAAATGAGTCAATTAAGTAAAGGAGATCTAATGACAATGGTATATGGCGAAGGCTATTCTAATATAGACTCCGCTATACCTCAAGCATTATGGGAACAAGTGAACACAAGAATCCATGTTATGAATTATAACAACTTTGGACAATTGGAGAACCTAATGCTATTAGCTATCAAGAAAGAACTTGATATCGACTACAAAGAGGAATACATAAAATGTTGTGCAAGTAATTCATATTACTACAACAATTATTTACGTGAAGTAGGAATGCCATTCTGGACTCCAGAGGTGTTCAAAGCTTACAAGAAAAAGCTTTCAATGAAAGAAGGAAAAACTTTCCTTCAATTATGTGATGAATATTTTGATAAAAATAATATACTATGGAAATAACAAGAACAAGTTCTCTTACAGGAAAAGAGAACACAATGGATTTAGATGTTACTGAACAACAAATCTATGATCATAGAAATGGAGTAAAAGCTCAGGATGCATATCCTAATTTAACAGCTCCAGAACGTGAATTTCTAATCTCAGGTGCAACACCTGATGAATGGAATGAATATTTTGGTGTTCCAAATGATGATGAAGAAGAATAAATGAGTATAATTGCTGAAGCTAAGAAAGAACAATTTTCGCTTTTGTTAGATTACAAACAAGAAATAAAATATATTGAGGGAGATCTGGACAATGTCAAACAGATGCTCCCTAAACTGTATTCTACACAACACGAAGATGTTCATAAAGCAATGATGCGATTTCTCGTTGGTAAAGGAATGCTCTTTACAAATGGTACCGGTACAGGAAAAACTTTCGTTGGACTCGGTATCTCTCATAGGTTTTATTCTAAAGGAAAAACAAGTCAATTAATTGTTACTCCTAACGATGCTAAGTGTGAAGACTGGATTTTAGAAGCACAACATGTAGATTTAGTAATCACAATGATAGAGGGTACCAAAGATGCGGGTAGAGGAATCTCCACCACAACTTACGCTAACTTCTACCAAAACTACGCGCTTCTTACAAGAGAATTTGATTTAATCATTTATGATGAATCACATTATCTTACCCAAAATGCTTCGGGTAAACATACAGTCTACTTAGATCAGCATAAACGCATTGCCAATGTTCCTTCGGTAGCGAAGGAAAAGGCAATGCGTATTGTAGGAGATCCACCAGAATACAGACCTAATTGTGAGCTATGGAATAGTCAAGCTGAAGCTTGGCGTTTCCGATTAGATCACGTTACATGGGAGTATGTTGAAAAAACAAAAGTAGTATTCTTATCAGCTACTCCATTTGCTTACAGAAAGTCTATTAAATATGCAGATGGTTGTCTTTTTGATATATGGGAAACCTTAAACAAAAAGCCACCATCATTGGCACATTCTGGAGAGTATAATGAACCTAATCCATGGGAAGCTTTCATGATTGAAAATTTTGGTTATCGTATGTCTTACGATAAGCTTACAATTCCGGAAAGCGGAGTTGACTTGGATTTAATGGAGAGAGCATTCTTTGAGAAGTATCAAGAGAAAGGTGTAATGTCTACACGAATACTGGAATTAGAACAAGACTATTCTAGGCAGTTCGTTACAGTAGATAGTGAACTCGGTGATTTCATCAATGATGGAATCGAAATGTTTAGCAAACAGGAGATTAAAGATAAATACAAAAATCTATCTGAGCTTGTCTCTAAAAAATATAATTACAATTATATTAATCAATTGTTGGAAGCTATTAAAGCCAAGCAAACAGTTGAAAGAGCCAAGCAGCATATAGCATTAGGCCGTAAGGTTGTAGTGTTCCATTCATTCAATCATAACTTGATGGAGCATCCGTTTAAATTCAATCCTAGTAAAATTACTAAGAAGGAAGAAAAACATTTAATACCAGAACTAAGAAAAGAAATTGCAGCTTGGGAAGAAGAATTTCCTGAATATGTAAATTTAGATCTTGATGGTATCTCAAATGTGCGGAAAACATTTACTGATGCATTTCATAATTGCCTTCAGATAAATGGTACTATACCTAAAAAGAAACGTAAGCATAATGAGAATCTGTTTAACAACAGTTCTCAACACAGGATTATTCTAATCCAAAAAGATGCCGGTAAGGAAGGTATTTCATTACATGATAAGTTTGGCGATTTTCAAAGAGTAGAACTTAATCTATGTCTTCCAACAAGACCTACAGAGGCTATTCAAATTGAAGGAAGAATATACCGTGATGGCGTTCTAAGTGATGCTATCTATGAGTACATGTCTATTCAAACAAACTTTGAGAGAATAGCATTTGCAGAGAAGATAGCTGAAAGAGCTAGAACGGCAGAAAACCTTGCAATGGGTAATCTTGCCCGTGATCTCGAAAATTCATTCAAAGAAGCCTATCTCGCTTCTTCTAAATTTGAACCATACATCGGCCAAGGTGTAGGAGGAAAAGCACAAGACCGTCAGGTTAAAGTATTTTCAGCTTACGATAAAGCTAAGTCTTACTATTTCGCTCAGATGAAACGAAATAGTAAAACTAAAAATAAAGAAGGTGGAGACACATTCTTTACTGCAGAACCTTTAGGTTACAAAATGATTCAATGGCTAAAAATAAAAGCTAATGAACGTTTTTGTGAACCTTCAGCTGGTGTAGGATCTATTGGTAGATTTGCACCTGGTCATTCAGAGAATACGTTCATAGAAATCAATCGTGATTCTTATGCTAAAATGATGGTTTACTGTAAGGGTAATCATAAAAATGAGGACTTTGAAGAGTACAACATAATCAATAAGTATGAATGTATTGCTATGAATCCACCGTTCGGAGTAGGAGGTAAGGAAGCTTTTGATCATATTCAAAAAGCTGTAATAAATCACTTATCTCAACGCAGACAAGAATTCGACTTCGAAGGTTCAAGATTAGTGGCTATCGTTCCAGATGGTCCAAGTATGAATAAACGTCTTGATGAATTATATGAATCAAATGCGTTTAGACATTTCAATTTAACTGCAGAGGTGCTATTACCTAGTTGTGCATTTGAAAGAGCCGGAACGAATGTTCGTTGTAAGGTGATTAAAATTGAACATGCTATTACAGGTAATGAAACCTTCAGGAAGATTGACCTTTCCTATTGTAATGATATTCAAGAGTTCTTTGAAGAACTTGAATATCTAGAAATATAAAACAAAATTTATGGAATTAGTAAGAAATGGACTATGGATATTTTCTATAGTCTACGCTGCCTATGGCGTATTACAAATGATAGCAAATTGGATTTTAATTAAACAAACTAAAAAATCATTTGAGTATCAACTTATCTCTAAAAATCAAGAGCAGAAAATTGAAAATGTAAAAATTAAAGCTCAAAAAAAAGCATTTAAAAAAGTGCTGATTGGAGTTTGTATAATAATCGTTTTAATAATATCGTAATGAAATTAAAAAAGAATGAATTGGATTGGTTGTTCAATCAATCTGAAGCAAAGAAAGCAGTTCCGGTATTAGGAGCAAGAAACTTAACACAAGTGGCATCAGTAATTATTCATACTACTGATCAATGTGAAGAGCTTGAAACTTATGATAAGATGATAATGCATGGTTCGCAAGAAGCTGATCAAAAATTAATTGAATGGATTAAACTTCAAATCGAGAAAAATAAAACTCACGAGAAGTATATCTATTTCAGATTTAAATGCTGGAACTAATGTGGCAAATTAATGACGATGAAGGAACTATTCACTCCGGGAGTGAAGATGAAATGAGAACTGCATTTTATATAATGACAGGTCAATTGAAGGCTACCAGACATGAAAGAGACGAATGGTCTTATGATTGGAAAGGAGATTTAGAGTTAGTACAAGTTCATGAAGTATTTAGATAATGAATAAAGAAAAATTCAATGATAAAACAAATAATTAAACAATTTATTCTTTCATTATGGAGAGATGGTTGGATAGATTTTAGAATGGAAAAAAACAATTATAAAGAATTTGATGAATGGTTTGAAAGGCAATATAAATCAAGATTAAGTTCTTATGAAAAATCTTTAATAGAAAAAGATGAGTAATATAATTGAATGGCATCAAGCCCAAGAACTGCCAGAACATAATAGGCAGTCACAAGAAGAAGCTATTGCAGATTTCTTAGAAGAAGATAATGAAATGGCTAACGGTAGAGATCTCCAATATTGGAGTGAGAAAACCGGTAAAGATTTAGACTGGATCATGGATAATGGCAAAAATATAAATGCTGTTATTCGTGAGATCTATTATATAGAAGGCAGCTTAGATGCTGTATGGGAATTTAATTCATAAAATTATGGCAGTAAAATATGTTGACACTTTAAATCCTAAACTTTTAGAAAAACTAAAAAGTTTAGGTGTTACTGAAGATGATTTATTTAATCATTATTCAGATTTGTATATAGGATGCACCGACATTAAGCAATCTCTTGAAATATTAAGTGGCGAAAGCAGAGCAATATTCTCAACGTTTATACCACAAGAAGGAAGCAATATGGATAAATATGGAATAGCAGTAGAAGTAGTATTCGGTTATATCGATGGCGATTTTAAAGAAAAGCATCCTAATAATCATTTAAGAAAATAGCTATGTGCAATATCAAATTAGATTCAAATTTCTACCTCTTCGGAGGTAAAGGTGATGTGTGGAGTAAAACAGCTCACATAGCACAGTCAGGAAGTTTCTCAGGAGTTACCCTTTGTGGTAAACCTATGCTTAGTTCTAATCATGTTCAATATAACAATGTTACAGAACCAGGTTGTCAAGAGTGTATTAATCAATATGAAAAATTAGGATATATGAATTTCGAAGTAAATCAAGAGATCACAGTTATAGTTATCAATGGATTAGCAATGACAAGCCGTTGGCTAATGAAAGTTAAGGAAGTCATTGAAAATGATGGAGAGGAAGATTATATCACTGTAGTCGAGAAAGGAAAAAGAAAACGTTACACTTATAAGAAATCATTCTTTGAAAAAGGAATTATTCTTAAAGGTTGGGATCACAAATTATTTGTGGATAGTGATGGAAATTACTTTGCCGGTAATGCTTGTTTCAATCTGGTATCTGATATGACTCACGAAGAACTTCGTAAGTATTTAGATAATCATGCCTATCAAATAAGTGATGAATCAAAGTCAAGAATCTTTCATTTATCATTTAAAAGATGTGCTGATACCTCTTACGAAAAATCATTAACTGATGTCCTTTACCCTGAAATCTCATCTTCTTGCGCTCCTATGGAAGCGGCAAGAAGAATAACGGAGAAAAGCGTATAGTACGATAAATCAATTATATTTGCGGAAAATGTCAGAACGCAAGATTTTTTTAGTGGATGGCAAAAGATGTTATATAATTAAATGTTACACTCATACAGCAGTGGTGCATCTCATGAAAGAAAATAGAAACATGGAGGTGCACCAATCTTACATTAAGACTTGGTACCCAAATAGAAAACCAAAGGTTAAAAAGATACCAGCTGTAAAAGTCAATCCACAAACAAGTTTGAAATTTTAATAATTAAATATTTTTTGATATGGCTATAAATAGCATTGAACAGTACATGGATTTCATGGGATGGAAATCCGAATGGAAGTTTTTAAATACTGCAGAGGTTGAGAGTTTAGGAGATCTTACTAAGATTCCTAATTACATAAACAACACGTATAAAGCTTCAGATAAAGATGCAGTGAATCTTGGAGGTAAAAAAGCAATGGTTGTAAAGAAAGATTGGTTAGAAAAAGAAACCTCATTCTTTGCTAATGTTACTCCAGTTGAGCAGCCTGTAGAAACTCCTAAAGCAAGTATTCCACCACCGCCACCACCTTTAGAGAAAACAGTAGTTGATACTTCAGGTGTTCCGGAAGATATTAAACAAGTTGCTGAGGCATCTGATAATATCCACATAGTTACTATGCCAAAGCAAGAAGAACAAGCTCCAGAGATAAAATCTACTGAATGGGAACCTCATGTTCACAATAGAGTTAAAGTATTGTTATCCTTAAAATTTGAAGTTGACGATGATGATAAGGAATTACTTCATGCTCCAGATCAGGAAATGATCAGCTATGAAGATATCGACACTATGGAAAATGCTGAATGGACTTCATTTGTGAATGTTTATAAATCAGCACCAGTAACTAATAAGTCTGAAGAGATTAAAAAAGCTGTAGATGATATGGTAGAAACTTCTGAAAAAGAAGTTGAAGCTGAAGTTGCAGCAGAAAAATCAGATTTAGATTTAGCGAGAGAAAGAGTTAAAGCTCGTATCAAGCAAGATACTGATGATGCTAAAGAACGTATTGCTGAAAGGAATAAAGCTAAAGAAGATCCTCAAGCAAATATGGTTGCTCGAAGAACAGATATTCTAATCAACTCTTTAGAGATGAAATTAGAAGGCGATAATGTAATTGGTAAAAACGATTACAATAAAGACTTCAATTTTCATGTCAATGAAATTTCTACAATGGAAGAAGATATGTTCCATAATTCTGTAGAAAAATTGAAAGAAGAACTTTCAAAAAGAAAAGTTGAACTATCTAAGAATGAGCAAGCAGCTCATGAGGAATTAGAGAACGAAGAATTGTCTGGAAAGACTACTGATGAAGCTGTAGTAGATAACACTAAAGCACGTAGACAAGCGCTATATGCTCTTGGTTGGAAAGAACATGAGAGATATGCTAAGTATTTGACTAGTCCTAAAGGAGGAGGACTTACTTACGATGAGATTTTAGATATGAGCGAAGCAGAATTTAAAAAGCTGTTAGCTATTCCAGTCGAGAAGCCAGGAGATCTTCCGAACGATAAAGATGCTGGGTTTGACCAAAAAGAAGCTGAACTAGGAGTTAGTTCAAATATGCAACCAGTAATTGACATAAAGGAGTTCGATAAAGAAGAAGAAATCAGAAAAGCCAATAAAGTAGATATTCTAACTGGTGAGAATAAAGCTGAAAATTTCGGTAAGAATTTCAAAGCAGGTAAAGAAGCCGCTATTAAAGATGGTATTTGGCCTAAAGATAATTCTCGTGATGATATTGCTTTTGCTGTCATGCTTAAAATGGTATCTCCTACATCTAAGAAAGGAGCTGATACCATAGCTAAGTTTGCTTATGAACTTGCTGATGCAATGCTTAATCAAAAAGATAAGTAAATGAAAACATCTGAAGTATTTAAAAGATCTATTCAGCAGCACCTCAAGGGTGTTGCTGAATTAAATGAAATATTCGCTGAGAAGCTAAATAATCCTAAGAAAAACATAGAAGATTGCCTGACGTACATATTAAATCAGGTAAAAAATTCTGGTCTTAACGGAATGGAAGATAGTGAAGTCTATGGTATGGCTATGCATTATTACGATGAAGAAGATCTCAAGGTCGGTGCTAAAATAAACGCTACTGTAATTGTAAATCACGAAGTGAAGCTTACTCCGGAAGAGATTGAAGAACTAAAGGAAAAAGCTAGACAACAAGTAATTGAAGAAGAGAAAACGAAAATGAGAAAGAAGCCTTCTAAGACTAAAGAAACACCTAAACCTAATTTGGGTGATTCAGCATTAGGTACTTTATTTCAATAATTATGAAAGCAAAAACGAAGTTTCAAAAGAAGATCGTTTCACTATCAAATAAGTTACCTGGGCTTTCAGAAGCTCAGGTAACTTATTTAAAAGAAGAACTATTTGAACATGGAGCCACATTATTAAAAAGTGGAAAACTATCATGTTTAGATTGTGGACACCAATGGCAAAACAAAGGCGCTGTATTAGCCGGAGTTGTTCTTGGAGAAGAATGTCCTAATTGTCATAGACAATTAAAAGTACAACGTACCCGTAAGAAAGTATTTGCTAATGAAACATATTATCAAGTAGTATCTGTTTTTGAAGGGTATCAAGTCGTTAGGGTTTTTATAGCAAGAAAATATTTTAAAGCTGGACAACCACAACGATTTACTATTCAGAAAGTCTATGAGAATTTTATATCTGAAGATGGTCAAATAGGAAACGTAGGATATTATCAAACATCTAAATGGTATGAATCCTGGGGAGGTGGATATGAATTAAGATCTGATCTGAGTAATTCAGATTATAGATTAAGCCTTAAAAATAAAGCTATTTATCCAAGGAGAAGTTTAATTAAAATTCTCAAAAGGAATGGTCTTACTAAAGACTTTCATGGTTGCAATCCTCCTGATTTGTTTTACACTTTAATAAATAATCCTAAATCTGAAACCTTACTAAAGGCAAAGCAATATCACTTGCTTAATCAGTATGTGATGGACTCAAGAAAGTTTGAAGAAAATTGGGCTTCTATTAAGATATGCATACGCAACAATTATTATGTTGCAGAGCCTATCGAATGGATGGATTATCTCGGACTTTTAAGAGACTTTGGTAAAGACGTTCACAATTCTAAATACATCTGTCCTAAAAATATGATGCTTCAACACAACATATATGTGAAAAAAAAGCGTAAGCTAAGAATGAAGCAAGAACTTGAAAAACAACGTCAAGAGATTGAATATGCTCAAATAGAATATGAGAAGATGAAAAAGCCTTACATGGGACTTATATTTTCTAATGACTTAGTAGAAGTTTCTTTCATGAACACTGTAGAAGAAGTAATGATTGATAGCGATGAGCTAAAACATTGCTCTTTTGCTAGTAAATACTATAAAAAGAAAACGCTTTTATTCTCTGCCAAAATAAATAAAAAGAGAATAGCTACTATTGAATTTAATCCTGAGAAAAAAAAGATTGTACAACTTAGAGGATATCATAATCACATGACTAATTATGATCAGCAGATAACAGCTTTATTTCAGCAGAACATGAAAGTTATCGCTGATTGCACTAAGCCTAAACGAAAAAAGCGAAAGCTACAAACAGCTTAAATTATGGCAGAGATCTTACACCTTGACGATATCAAAGGTAAAGACGTAAAAGTCGCTGTCAATTATTGGCAGAAAGATTCAGATATCATGTCTAAATATATAACAGAAAGATCCAGATACCGAGCTTCTACATTCATAAGAACAGATATTAGGAATTTAAATAAAAGGTCAGGTAACTTCGAACTTTTATTTAAGACTCCTAATGTTATGGAGAAAGTTGAGGTACAATGGAGATTAGTAAAATAGAATTATGAATGAAGAAAAAGAGGTTTTAGAAGCTGAAATCAAACAGGTTTCAAAATTATTAATGATGGGGCCTGGAGCTGAATACTTAATTGTTTACATAGAAATCAATGGTATTACTCAACGATTCTTTATCTTCCGCAACCGCGTAAAAAACTACTGTATTGTCAGATATTTTGAACGTGAAATATATAGTGTAGGCAGCAAGATTCGATTCAAATACAAAAAGAGTACTAAGTCTAACTTTAATTTTATAACAAGTATGAAAGATATGTAACGTGATGGAAGAAGAGAATAAAAAGAAACTTCCACCACCAGCTCCCGAAGATAATTTTAGACAAAAATCTAAAGAAGAAAGCAAAATGTTTTGGCATGAAGGAGTGCCCTATGCTCCGCCAAGTGCTATAGATTTTGAGGAAACTGTAATTGGTGCATTATTAATAGATAAGAAAAGTCAGGAAGAGGTATGTCCATACTTGTTGCCTGAAGTTTTCTTTGTCTTAAAGAATCGTAGAATTTATTCAGCGATTTTAGATATGTATCAAAAAAGTAATCCTATAGATCTATTAACAGTTTGTGATCAGTTAAGAAGAAAAGGTTATCTCAAGCTAGTAGGTGGAGAAAGTTATCTCATAGAACTTACTCAAAAAATCTCTTCTGGTGCTCATATTGATTTCCATTCTCGAATACTTATTCAAAAATATATTCTTAGAGAACTTATTCAAAATTCAACAAATACTATTACTCAATCCTATAAAGATGATCCAGATAGCATTAAGCTTTTGGACAATACAGAAATAGAATTGAGTAGAATTAAAGAAGTTGCATTGCGTAAAACGTCTGTCAATGAACTTTCTGAAGAAGATGAACTAAGAGAACGAGTAGAAAAAGAACGTTCAGGAGAAATCGTTGGATTTCCAATTGGCGTTTTTGATTTTGATGATTGGAGTGGAGGACTACAATTAAGAGAATTAATCTGTTTTGCTTCAAGACCAGGTATGGGAAAAACAAGTGTTATGCTTTCCATGTCTAAGAATTTGGTAACTAATAAAAATATACCAGTTCAAATATTCAGCTTAGAAATGGCTAAGGCTGATATCAATTATAGGATAGCAGCATCCCTTACCCTAATTCCTTTTTCAAGGATTAGGAAAGGAAAATTAACCGATGAAGAGTTTAATAAAGTTGTAGAAGCAATTAGATGGATTAAGAATGATTCCTTGTTTAATATCTATGATACTAAAGATTGCAAGAATGTCTTGGAAGTGATCATTCAAATGATCAGAAAAGATGTTCGCGATAAAGGAGTAAAGATTGTATATATAGATTATGTTCAACTTATGAATTTAGCTGTAGGAACTGGAAATGATACGCAAGATTTAAAGCGTATTACCAGAGCCTTAAAGCAAATTGCTAATGAGCTGAATATTCTAGTTATAATGTTCTCACAATTGGGTAGAGAAGTAGATAAGCGTAAAGGTCATAGACCAAGTTTAGGAGATTTAAAGCAGTCTGGTTCTATAGAAGAAGACTCAGACATGGTATACTTCTTTTTAAGGGAAGCATACTATAGAGAGCAAGAACTTAAACCAGGAGATCCACCATTGCCAGCAGAATTTGCAGGTCAAATAGAACTTATTGGTGGTAAAGGTAGAAGTACCGGTGTGAAGAATTTCATGGCGAACTTAGAATTTTCATCATATACTTTAAGTTAATGATGGTAGATAATTATTAATTGTGTTATGTTTGTAGAAAGTCCAACAGAACGTATTTACAGATGAACAAAACACAGCTAATTAGTGAGGTTTCCAAAAACACAGGAATACCTCAAAAGACAGTCAGAGATGTTATGAACTCTATGGCTAAAATTATTCAGGACAAGTTAATATTAGGAGTGAATGTAAAGATTGCAGAATTTTTATCATTCACTCTAATAACTCGTGCTGAAACAAGACGTAGGAATCCTAACACTGGAGAGGAAATAATCGTACCTAAGAGGTATGGTTTGAAAATAAAATTGCCTACCAGTTTTAGTAAAAGATTATCGGATAAGAAGGTTTATGATGGAAGCTAGTAAAAAAAAATATTTCTTTAAGAAGGCACTTCCTAATATGAGTAAAGAGCAAATTAAAGATTATTTAGAATATCAAGTTTTCGAAACTGAATTATTTCAAGATCACGTCTTACAGGTTTCATTAAACCTTAATGTTGACGAATGTGTTGTCCGAGATATATTGAAACATTATTTTATAATGGTAATGTATATCTGCAATACGAAAAGAAAATTTTTAACCAAAATCAATCTCTATGGTTTTTGCTCCTTATTTGTGGAGAAAGGCAATAGAGTTTAAATTCAATTATTATGAGTGGATTAACAGCAAACGTAGGTGGAGACAGTAAAAAGATTGAAAACGTACCTTTAATAAATGAAGGTAGACAAGTCTTCACTATCTATGGAGTAGCCGGTATCGGTACTCAAAACACTAAGTATGGAATGAAACAACAATTAGCGTTGGCTTTTGAGTTTCCATTTCAAAAGAGAGTATTTTATGAAGGAGATCCAGAACGTCCATCTGCATTGTTTCAATATGAAACATTATCAATGGCTCCAAAATCTAATCTTCGTAAAATGGTTCACGCTTTGACAGGTAAGAAATTAACCGATGATGAAGCTAAAGATTATGACTTAGGTAATCTTAAAGGAATGCAAGGTGTGGCTTACATTCAACATTCTGATGATGGTAAATATGCTAACATTAATAGCATTGAAAAACTAGATAGTCAGAACATGCTAATGTTCGGTTTACAACAGCCTCATGTAGATCCTGTAAATGAACAATTCTTTTATCATTCAGGTATGGGATATGATACTGAAATCTTTGGGAAGCTTCCGGGTAACTTTCGTAAGAGAGTAATGGAATCTACTGAAGGTATCACACATCATAATGCCGGAGGTAAATTCCATGATCAGATTAAGAAGTATAATAATGATAATAATGAATCTGGAGGTACGCAAAGCAATCCTAACAGAAAGCTTATCATGAAGCCTGATTCTCCATATACATATGATCAGTTGAAAGCTTCTAATTATTCTGAACAGCAGATGGTAGATAATAATTATGCTTTTTGGCAAGAAGTTGTAGCGGCTCCAGCACCTCAACAAGCTCCACCCGTTCAGCAAACCCAACAAGCACCGCCACCTGCACAGCAAGCACCACCTGTTCAACAGCCACAAACTCAACAGGCACCACCTGTTCAAACTCAGCAAGCACCACCGCCAGTGCAACAAGCACCACCGGTACAGCAAGCACCGAGTTCTAGTCCTCAACCTAATCAACCGCATCCAAGTGGTCAAGGTTTTTATACAGGATATGCAGATACTCGTGGTACTCTTTTATTGAGAACAAACCAGTTTACTGTTAAAGAATGGTTTGATAACAAGTGGACTGTAGATACTTTAGTATCTAATGATCACGCGTTTTTCTTACAGGAATAGAAGCTCCAAAACAGTCTGCATCTATTCCACCTATCAACAAGACTGAAAGTGTAAATGAACAATTTCCAGCAAACTTCAATTTAGATGATGCTGAAGATGATTTACCGTTCTAATGCACAGTTTTATTTGTAAAGCTCCAAACGGCTATCCAGAGCCGTTGGAGCCTTCAAAAAGAAGTTTACTTGATAAGATACTCAAAGATGCTAAAGAGAGAGGATTGACCTTTAAACTTAGTATCGAGTACATTGAGAAGAACCTTAACGCTGAACAGAAATCATTATACAGAGGTTTTATATTAAAAGCATCAAAATCTTTAGGTTATGAGTATCACGATATGGAGAAAGAGCTTAAAAGATTTATGCCTGATAAACCACTTGACAGATGGAGTTCACGAGAGTTAACTGAATTCATAGATCAATCTTCCGCTTTTTTAGTCCAGTGGGGATTTAATTTTTAAATATGATATTTCTAATATTAGCTCAAGTTTTAAGAGCAGCATTAATATGGACAACTGGATATACTGCCAAGAGAGTTACTAAAACTTTCATCTGTATGTTCGTTACGTGCTACTTACTTGAAAGATTAAAACGACAAAATTATATAGATAACAAACGTGGATATAACACCGACCCCGAGCCAAGAAGTATTGGTAACGAAAATAGACAAGTTCCTCAACAGTAGTCATAAAATATTTAGATTGACAGGGGAGCCCGGAGTTGGTAAAACGACCATACTTAAATATGTTCTTCGGAAATACATAGAATCCGATTTGAATGCTAACAATAAGTATGATATAAGCGTAGCGGGAATATGTTTAGCGCACCAAGCCAAGAAAGTTCTTGGTGCGTATATTCCTAACGTTTTTACTTTTGCCAAAGCTTACGGAATGAAAGAAGAGTATGTGGAAGCTACTGGAGCACGTAGGTTCGTTTATGACGAAAAAAATAAAGATCCTACTATAGGAACTATGGACATTCCAATATTTGTTCATGATGAAGTTTCTCAGTACACACCGCAAATGCTTGAAATTGTATTGAACAGTACTCCAATGTTCAGTAAGATTATTTTAGTTGGAGATAGAGCGCAGTTACCGCCAATAGATCCTGATGGAATAATGGAAGAAGATTCTGATTCTCCAGTATTCTTTATGGACTTACCGGAAGAATGTACTCACAACCTTACAGGGAGAGTTCGTCAAACTGCAGGAAATAAAATCCTTGAATTATCAGATGTCATAAGAGCTGAAATATTTGGATTGAGAAGATTAGGAGTAGTGCTATCATATTTGAATAAACCTCAAATGATAGATGGTCATGGATTTGATTTCATTTCATTTGAAAATTACCTTAGTCATTTAGAACAAAAGGAATTCATGGATTGTAGGTTAATAGCTTTTAGAAGAAAAGCCATTAACAAGCATAATCCGAATGTTAGAAATTATCTGTTAAATAATCCTACCAGTAAACTTGTCGATGGAGATATAGTTACTATGGAAGATAGTTTCTACAAATTTAATGATATGGGAGATGTAGATTACATACTCTATAATTCCGAAACATTTAGATTAACTGATGTTCGCACAGCTGTAAAGAAATTTGAGCGTGGTGGTAATGAATATAGTATTGAAACTTACTTCGCAAATATTGAAGGAAGACAAGGAGATATTTTCATTGCACCTACAGAAGTAGGTGAAGAACAATTAAAAGAAGCACTGGAAGAAATTGCTCAAATGGTTTATCGTAAGATATTGCATTGGGGAAATTTCTGGTCAGTAAAAAAAGCTTTTTGTAAATAT